GAAAGACCAAATTCCCGCAGGTATGGTTGATACATTCGGATAAGTTGAGGGTGTTAAATATGATTGAATAGTTGATGTTACACCATTCGCAATAGTAACCGTAACTGTTTGTTGTGACCCTGATGTCGATATTGGTGAAAATTCTTTATAAGGGGTTTGTGTTACTGATTCGTTAAAGTAATAAACAGCACCACCTGAAATACCATTAACACCGCTCGTACCACTAGAACCTGATGTTCCTGATGAACCTGAAGTTCCTGAAGAACCGCTTGTTCCTGAAGAACCTGACGTTCCTGATGAACCACTTGTTCCATCAATACCCGAAGAACCTGAAGTACCGCTTGAACCTGATGTTCCACTAACTCCTGAAGAACCACTTGTTCCACTTGAACCTGATGTACCTGAAGAACCGCTAGTTCCATCAATACCACTTGAACCTGAAGTTCCTGAAGAACCGCTTGTTCCATCAATACCTGAAGAACCTGAAGTTCCGCTTGAACCTGATGTTCCTGACGTTCCTGATGAACCTGAAGTTCCTGAAGAACCTGAAGTACCTGAAGAACCACTTGTTCCACTAGAACCTGATGTTCCCGAAGAACCACTTGTACCTGATGTACCACTAGAACCTGATGTACCACTAGTTCCTGACGAACCACTTGTTCCACTTGAACCTGATGTACCATCTATTCCACTTGAACCCGAAGTTCCTGACGAACCACTTGTCCCTGAAGTTCCTGAAGAACCACTTGTACCTGAAGAGCCGCTTGTACCGTCTATACCACTTGAACCAGAAGTTCCTGAAGAACCTGAAGTTCCACTAGAACCTGAAGTCCCTGAAGAACCACTTGTTCCATCAATACCACTAGAACCTGATGTCCCTGAAGAACCACTTGTTCCTGATGTTCCACTTGAACCACTTGTTCCACTTGAACCGCTTGTCCCACTAGTCCCTGAAGAACCTGAAGTTCCACTAGAACCTGAAGTCCCTGAAGAACCACTTGTTCCATCAATACCACTAGAACCTGATGTCCCTGAAGAACCACTTGTTCCTGATGTTCCACTTGAACCACTTGTTCCATCAATACCACTTGAACCTGATGTTCCCGAAGAACCTGAAGTTCCACTTGTGCCTGATGAACCTGAAGTACCACTAGAACCTGAAGTCCCTGAAGAACCACTTGTTCCTGAAGTCCCTGAAGAACCACTTGTACCATCTATACCGCTAGAACCTGATGTTCCACTAGAACCACTTGTCCCACTTGAACCTGATGTTCCTGATGAACCGCTAGTTCCATCAATACCACTTGAACCTGAAGTTCCCGAAGAACCTGAAGTTCCCGAAGAACCTGATGTACCATCGATACCTGAAGAACCTGAAGTCCCACTTGTTCCTGACGAACCACTCGTACCTGAAGAACCCGAAGTTCCATCTACACCGCTTGAACCAGAAGTTCCTGATGAACCTGAAGTACCATCAATACCACTAGACCCTGAAGTCCCTGATGAACCACTTGTACCATCTATACCGCTAGAACCTGATGTCCCGCTAGAACCTGATGTCCCACTAGAACCACTTGTACCTGAAGAACCTGAAGTTCCACTTGTTCCTGATGAACCTGAAGTTCCACTTGTTCCTGATGAACCTGATGTTCCACTAGAACCTGATGTCCCACTTGTACCTGATGAACCGCTAGTTCCATCAATACCACTTGAACCAGAAGTCCCTGATGAACCACTTGTACCATCTATACCGCTAGAACCTGATGTCCCGCTAGAACCTGATGTCCCACTAGAACCACTTGTACCTGAAGAACCTGATGTCCCTGAAGAACCGCTAGTTCCATCAATACCACTTGAACCTGAAGTTCCCGAAGAACCTGAAGTTCCCGAAGAACCTGATGTACCATCGATACCTGAAGAACCTGAAGTTCCACTTGTACCACTAGAACCACTTGTACCTGATGAACCACTTGTTCCTGAAGTCCCTGAAGAACCACTTGTCCCATCTATACCGCTAGACCCTGATGTTCCCGAAGAACCGCTTGTTCCCGAAGAACCACTTGTTCCTGAAGAACCTGATGTTCCATCTATACCACTAGAACCGGATGTTCCTGAAGAACCTGAAGAACCGCTTGTACCGTCTATACCACTAGAACCTGACGTTCCTGACGAACCACTTGAACCTGACGTTCCTGATGTTCCGCTTGAACCTGATGTTCCTGATGAACCACTTGTTCCGTCTATACCTGAAGAACCGCTAGTTCCTGAAGAACCTGATGTTCCATCTATACCTGAAGAACCTGAAGTCCCTGAAGAACCTGATGTTCCTGAAGAACCTGATGTTCCCGAAGAACCTGATGTTCCATCTATACCACTAGAACCGGATGTTCCTGAAGAACCTGATGTTCCATCTATACCTGAAGAACCTGAAGTCCCTGAAGAACCACTTGAACCTGACGTTCCTGATGTTCCACTTGAACCTGATGTTCCTGATGAACCACTTGTTCCGTCTATACCTGAAGAACCGCTAGTTCCTGAAGAACCTGATGTTCCGTCTATACCTGAAGAACCTGATGTTCCTGAAGAACCACTTGAACCTGATGTGCCTGACGTTCCAGAAGAACCACTAGTACCTGAAGTACCTGAAGAACCTGAAGTCCCTGATGAACCGCTTGTTCCATCTATACCTGAAGAACCTGATGTTCCACTAGACCCTGAAGTCCCTGATGTTCCTGATGAACCGCTAGTTCCATCTACACCTGAAGAACCCGATGTTCCTGATGAGCCACTTGTTCCATCAACACCTGATGAACCTGATGTTCCTGATGAGCCACTTGTTCCACTAGACCCTGAAGTTCCTGATGTTCCTGATGAACCACTTGTTCCGTCTATACCGCTTGAACCTGATGTTCCTGATGAACCACTAGTTCCATCTATACCACTAGACCCTGAAGTCCCAGACGAACCACTTGTTCCTGAAGAACCCGAAGTTCCTGACGAACCACTTGTTCCGTCTATACCTGAAGAACCTGATGTTCCTGATGAACCACTAGTCCCTGAAGAACCACTTGTTCCTGAAGAACCTGAAGAACCACTTGTTCCTGATGTTCCTGATGAACCACTTGTACCATCTATACCACTAGACCCTGAAGTTCCTGACGAACCACTTGTTCCTGACGAACCACTTGTCCCTGAAGAACCACTTGTTCCTGAAGAACCTGATGTACCATTTGTTCCACTTGAACCACTTGAACCTGAAGTACCGTTTATACCTGAAGAGCCACTTGTCCCTGAAGAACCACTTGTCCCTGAAGAACCACTTGTTCCTGACGAACCTGATGTACCACTTGAACCTGAAGTCCCTGAAGAACCACTTGTTCCGGCAGTTCCTGAAGTTGAAGTATACGCTACAGCCGCGACACCTACATTTTTTATATCAACAATAATTGAAGGTGCCGCAGGTATTAATGGTGATGTTTGACCACTAATTGCCGTTAATTGAACACCTGTTTTAGTTGCTGAAAACGCAATTTCAATATAATCTCCTTGATTTAATTGAAGTATTGTTTGTATATATGGTAATGCTTTAATATTAGGGCTCGCAAAACCTTCAACACTATTTGTCCTGTCAACATTATTACCATTTATTTTTAACCAAACATTAACATCTAAATCACCATTAAATAGAGTTTTTTCAACCATTGGTGAAAACCCAATTTCATATATACCATTATATTGGATTGTAATTTTTGACCCATTAACAATTGAAATACCATTTTCTATTTCAACAGTATCATAAGTTACGATATATTCGGTATTTGCAGAAGTAGCAAATTGAGTTTGAGAACTACTATATGTTGCATAATAGTTAGCGACACCTATACCTGATGTCCCTGACGAACCACTTGTCCCTGATGAACCACTAGTTCCATCTATACCACTAGACCCTGAAGTTCCTGAAGAACCTGACGTTCCTGATGAACCACTTGTTCCGTCTATACCCGAAGAACCTGATGTTCCTGAAGTACCGGCTTGAGCAATTAAACCCCAATTGAAATTGGTGTCCGGAGCACCTCCACCTGATGGTATTGTTGTTGTTGCAAGATATGAACTACCATTATAATAGACAACATCTCCTTCAATATAATTAATTGAAGATGACCAAGTCCCTTTCCAAATAAAACTTTTTCCGTCAATACCGGAAGTTCCACTTGTACCTGATGAGCCAGAAGTTCCCGCACTAAATTGTGCAGTTAAGGCTGAATAATATATGTAATTTGTCTGTCCGGTAGGTACCAGGTCATAGTTTACTATAACTAAAAGAGATTCCGGAAATGCCGAAAACGCTTGAGGTAACTGTGAAATAGGTATATTTGCCATCTATATGTCTAAAGTTATTTATCCTATAAATACTTGTGAAATCAGTATTTACTCAACAAACTAAAAAAATAAATCCCCCAATTAATTTGGAGGATTTAATATTTGTTAATTATTATTTTTTATTTTGAAAATAATTTTCAATTCTACGGCTTAATCTTATTCTTGGGTCATTTTCATTTCTACCTAAAACATTATATGGTACTAAAAACCCAAAACTTAAAAAAACTCTTCTTGAGTTAAACTCCTCTGTCCAATGTTTATATAGTGACGCTTCAAAACAATACAAATCTTTTTGTTCTATAGTTGGGGATGATTTATCTATAAAAATTTTATAATCTTCAGATAAAACACTTATATTACATTTGTAATTAATGTATCCATCAACAGATGCGTCGTAATGTGGTTGTATTCTACCACCCTTATTCATATCAACAGCTTGAAGAAATATATTATCAAGGGGTATATTATTTTCCTTTGAGATTCTTTCAAAGATGTTCATTATAATTTGTGGGACTTCTTGGTTTGAAACTTTAGAAACCGATTGAAAATTTGTAATGTAGTTTGTAAGTTTAGTCTTTGAAATATCTATAATACAAGATTTACCCTTCAGTGCTTTTGAAATTTCACTTAAGTGGTAATTGGGGTCGCCGTCTTCCGGATGTAACGAATCAACCCAACTAACGAGTTGTAAAACCTCGTCATCGTTAATAAACCCTTTTACTATTTTATAATCTTCACTCCCCATTTATTAAGAAATTCTTTTGGACCGATTTCTAACTCCATTATAGATAAGTTTTTTTTATTGTAAATCAGCATCATTTTTTCTTCAGAACCGGCCATTGTACAAAACCAATGAGTTGCAGGTTCTTCTCCTGTTGGGGAACAAGGTATTTTCATTACATTTTTATTTACCCAAGCTTCTCTAACTTGTTCTACCTTATCGTTTTCTGTTAAAATATTTATTCTCATATTATTTATTTTTTAATAAATTAAGTAGTTCTTTTTTTTCTTCTCTTGATTTCGGTTTACTCTTGAACAAATTAAAAACTTCAGTAATTTCTTCAGAAGTATATGTATTAAGTAATGTAGTTTTAGTATCCTCACACTCTCTGTGTGTCATTTCATAAGCCTCCTTTGAGTTATCAACCCAAATATCGTTTTCTAAAGATTGTAGAAACTTATTATCACTTTTTCTTTTAATATATTTTATCATTTTTTTAATTTTTATAAAGTTAGTCGTTGAAGACCTCAAAAGTTAATGTGCTATTAGCACAGAATTGATTTACTAAATTGGTTGGCATTTCTAAATTCACAAATCCATCTCCAGCATCAGAATATGTCCCTAAATAACTCATATCTGGTTCAGAGTTTAAGTAAGTTATAAGTTCTGACATATCATTTACTGTACCATCTCCGTAAAGTGATTGAATGTAATTTCCATTACAAAACAAAGCAATACTAGTAAGAGTAATAGGAAACGATGATTCCACAGTTCCACTTAAAGTAATTGGTGTTGTATCAGTATCTTGTATAATTTGAATCTCAATAGGGAAATAATACAAACTATTAGAAACTGGTTCAGGAACACTAACATCAAAAACCGCAAGAAGAATACTATCGTCTTTTTCAATAACAGTATAGGGTAATACGAAAGTATCTATTGTGGTAGGACCAAAAAATGGTATTGCAACATTTCCACTTAAAACAAATGTTGTGTTTCTATTAAAAGTATTATACAATGGACCTGTGGTTGAATTAAACCCTACATAAACCCCTGTAAAATCCTCAATCCACTCAATATCGAATCCCAAGTTATTTTCTAATACTGTTACCGCTAAATTACCACTAGACACTAAAGTAGAACCGTTATCCCAATTTGTTGGTGTTTCTCCTGTTGCAATGAATACACATCCCGTTGTGTCTATAACTCCACTTGTTACATTAGCGATATTACTAAAACTATCACCACTAACATAAGTGGCTATGGTGTAAGTTTCACCTATAATAAAACCATCATTAAAACCACCAAAATCATTTAAGGTAGTACCAGTCTGAGAACCTATCTGAGTTAGTAGTGCTTTGTAAGTTGCTAAACTTCCTGTTGTAACTCCGGTAACACTTAAATTCCCATTAATTGTTATATTACCATTTATGGTTTGTCCCGATAAGTTATTTACTATGTATTTTGTTTCCATTTTTATTCGTTAATATTTTTTATTGTTAAGACATCACTTGCGTCGTAGTAAGATAATCTATTTGTTAGATTCGAGTTTTTGAAAATATTACAAGTATATAACTCATAAACTGAAGGGTTTTGACTAATACTTGTAACCGTAATGATTACATCATCAGAATAAACGGATTCAACAATTATGGTTATGTCTTCCGTACTACCAAACACATCTCCAGATATTGTTAATAGCTCTCCAACTAAATAACCTGTGCCTCCCTGATTTAACACTACGCTACTAACTACTCCGCTAGTGACTGTAACATCAAAAGATGCGTTTTCGCCACTACCCGTACCTTGAGCAAATATATTAGGATATGAACCTGTAACCCCTGTTATTCCAATCCCATTCCCTGAAAATGTAGTAATAATACCTGTGTCACCTCCAATAGATGTACCTAATATTGTTATTGTATCACCAATAACATATAGTTTACCTGAATTATTTACACTAACATTAATAACACTTCCACTAACCACATCAATTTGAAATAATGCGTTAACACCATTACCATTAGTTGTACCACCAACATTACCATAACTAGAATCTGTAGCGGTGTTTCCTGTTGCAAAATAAGTAATACCACTTATGTTTCCATAATTTGTGGTGAAATCGATATTATCTACATAGGTATCAACAATATTCCATTGGAAGTATTCCCCAATTGTGTTATTGTAAAAGTTATCAGGAATTGTATTGTTGTAAAAGTATTCACCAATAGTATTATCATTAAAATAATTTCCAATTCTATTTCCCTGATTATATGAACCACCAAAACCAAATCCATCTTGTATTTCATTACTTCGAAAATCTGTACCCAGTGTATTGTATAAAAATGAACCATAACAAGTATTAAATGAAAAATAATCCCCAATATTGTTATGTGATGTATTACCACTAAAAGTATTTGGTGAACACCCAAACCCTATATTATTAAATCCAAACTCCTCAAATATATCATTACCCTTAAAATCTGTTTTAATTTGGTTACTCCAAAAATTACCTTGAATGTCGTTACCCTTAAAATTATTCATAATTTGGTTGTTTTCAAAAGTAAGTAAGTTGTCAACTCCACCAATTGTGTTTAGATTGAAACCATTTAATATTGAATTTTTTCTAAACATAAAATATATTGTATTAGTATTAAAATCATCTCCTATACTATTTGAGTAGAAAGAGTTTGGTATGATATTGTCATAAAAATTATCACCTATAAAATTGTCATTGAAGGACTGATTAATAATAAGATTGCTATAAAAGTCACCAACAATAGTATTGTTTCGGAATCCACTATCTATGAGGTTATTATTAAAGCTGTCCCCAATATTATTGTTAATGAAATCACCATTTATATTCGTTAAGAAATTATTTGTGAAATATGAACCTATTCGGTTAAAATCAAAATCTTGTCCATCAGCATTTCCTAACATATTATTTTGAAAATAGTTACCAATCTGATTTGAGTCCATATCACAATCAATAATATTATATTGAAAATATGAACCTATAATATTTCCGTCAAAATTATTTGTTATTATATTATATTGACAATACGGTCCGACTATATTTGAGTTCATAACATCATTGAAGGTATTACTCACCACATTTCCACCAAATGTGTTATTTTCATATGGTCCGCTTAAAAATACGTTATTTGATAATATGAAAATATTATAATCAATATTATTCCCCAAGTATGTGTTATAATTATTCCCATCATTAAATGTATAATACTCCGCAAATTCATCATTAGTTGTTCCTGTGATATTACATTGGAATGGATTCATATAATCAGGTAATCTTATCCCCGCAGAATAATAGACATTACTCACATTTGCTAATGTTCTACCTGTGACATACATTTCAACATTACTAACTATCGATGAAATTTCATAATATTGGAAACTAGCTATCCCATTAATACCCGGTGAGTAAACTCCAAAAATATCACCAACAGTAAAATCAGTTGTGAATGATGTTCCTGATTGTGCTGTAGTAACTTGTCCGGTTGTACCATCCAAATTAATTTTACCATTATAGAATTGTTCTGAAAAATAACCAACATATCTTATAAATTGAACCGCTCTGAAATCATAGTCGGCTCTGTTATTAAATTGGTCAATTCTTTCAGTAATTCTACCTTTAGCCGGTCCACCTGTTACTTCAGTTATATTCCAAGTTATATCATAAGATATTTTATCTTGTGGGTGTAATGTTGAATATACCGTAGGAGAGAATCCTGTTGTTGATATTGCTAACAATAATATAGGTTCTGTTGACCCTGTCTTATAATTACCGGTAGCTATTGGGGTACCATTAACATCATAGTTTGGTTGGTCGTAACACGTTTGGAAGTCAGTCATTAAATAATAACTTCCTGCGGTTAGTGTTTCACCTGTGGCGAATGAATATAACTCATCGTAAGTTCCTTCGTTATAGTTTGAATTAGTGAATGCCGAATATGCTATATGGTATGTGTCACCGCTCAATTCTACGGGAAATAATGTATCGTTTGTTGGAAATTGTAAAAGAGATAATTCTCCGATTGTTTTACCTGTTAATGCCATAATTTGTTTTTTATTTTATAAATATTTTTAATTTTATTTTAATACATTAAATAAAAATTATCACCAACAATAATATATTCATCATTTTCAGTTATAATTGGATTAATTAAAATGTCAATTGGTGTTGAAGGTGTAGGAGTTGGTGTAGGAGTACTTGTCAATGTAGGTGTAGGGGTACTTGTAAATGTAGGTGTTGGCGTTGGCGTAGGAATAAAAGGAATAACAATAATTTCATATGTACTTCCAACCGGAGTTCCTGATAATTGACTAAAAAATGGCTCTCCTGTGTAGTTGTTATAATCTTCATCTATTGTAACAATAGTTTGTCCTGATAAACTTCCCAAATTAACCGTAACACCTGTAAATATTGTAATTGGAGAACCACTATAAACATTTAGAACATTTTCAAAAGTAACATTTATTTCTTCACTATATGGACGATTTAATACTAATGTATAATATGCAATTATAGACCCCGGTTCATATTCGACAAAAAGAGTTAAATTTAATGGTTCTAATGTTGGCGTTGGAGTTGATGTCTGCGTAGGGGTATTTGTTTGTGTTGGTGTTAAAGTTGGTGTTGATGTTGAAGTTGGTGTTACTAAACAAGGATTAAGTGTAACAGTAGGTGTTGGAGTAGACGTTAACGTTGGAGTTACGGTTGATGTGTTTGTTGGTGTTGGTGTTGGAGTTAATAAACAAGGGTTTACCGTTACTGTTGGTGTTGGAGTACTTGTTTGAGTTGGAGTTAATGTAGGTGTACTTGTCGGGGTTAATGTCGGAGTTGGTGTTGGGGTAGGTCTTGGAACATTTAATAAGTTTGGACATTGAACCCCATTTACTGTAACAACAATAGTATAAGTACCGTAAACATCTCTAGGTGGAGATAATAAATAAGGTCTAAACAAAAACGGTAATGTTTGTTGTCCCAAATTAATTACTACATTATCAACGTCAGGGGTAAAGATTATATTAGCAATCTCCCCATCGTAATTTATACTATTAATTATTATTGACTGTGACATATTAATTTACTTATTGTATTATTGTTGTTGTCGTTGTTGTTACAGGTATTGTTGTTGTCGTGGTTGTTACCGGAATAGTTGTCGTTGTTGTAGTTGAGATATCACCTATTGTGTATGTAAAATCATCAGGAGGACAAATTTCTGTACTACAATCAGGACAATCAGGATTAAACATTCTAAATGTATTTTTCAATATATTAAAATTGTGTTTAACTTCCGGAGCTGATAATGGTGTTACATACATTCTAAATTGAGAAATTCCCCCTTCAAATGTTCCTGCAAAATTTTGTTCAATAACTATATTTGTGTTCATCCCATTAAATGTTGTTCCTGTCAAATCATTAACAGGGAAACATTCAGGGTCTTGTTGATATGGACCATAAGGTAATGTACAAGATGAAAATGTTAAATTTTCTCTTAAACCTTGAGTTCCACCACCCCATGATATATTAAAAGGAACACCAACTTGTTTTTCCTTATCAGTACTTAACGCTCTTGGTATTATTTCTTGAAAATCTTCTATGGTATAAAATATTTTACCATTAATATAAATTTTTAATCTTCCTCTTCTGTATTTTTCCTCCTCTAACCATCTTGCATTTAAATTAACCAATTCAATTTTTGCTGGGTCGATGTTTAATTGTGAAGTATAAGGTACATTAATTAATGATACCGAGTTATGTGCTAATGATTCTAAATATTTTTCTTGAGTAATAATACCTAAACCACCTCTATACCATAAATCACAATCATCAAGCCAAGTGTATCTTTCCCACACAGCGTCTAATTGAAACCAATGTTCCTCATCTAACCACGCAGGGTTTTCTGTGTAACAAGTTGGATAAATTCCTCCCGGTGAACAATATTCTGTAACAGTATATCCTGTTGTATAAGTTAATCCACTAGTTGAACATGTTCCGCTAGTTTCACAACCACCGGTAAATCTTAAAACCTTAACACCTATTTGAGGATTTTTAGGGTCACCACATAATTTAAATGATAATGCGTTAGACATCGCATCAAACAATGGATTTGTTTCACACGTATATTCTATTGATGAGTATCCCGTAGGTACACAAGTGTTACAATTATTAAAATCATAACATGGATTACAATCACTACAAGTTTCTGTACACGTCGGTGTAGATGGTAAACAATTTGTTGGTGTTGATGTCGGTGTTGGTGTTGGAGTAGGCGTTGGTTCAATAATTGACGCACAAGTATGTGTCTGACATTCCCATCCACAAGATTCACACGGGTCTAAATTACAATTACAACCACAAGTTATTTTTTGTTCAGGAATACCACGACATTCATGACATCCATAATTAACGTGTGGGTCGTGAATACCATATAATGACCTTGGAGGATAAACATAGATACATCTACTATCCGTCACCGTTCTATTACAACAAGCACAAGTTTGAATACAATTATATAAATCTGATGTTACACGAGTATATCCTGTAAAACAATTTGGTGTTCCGTTAGCGTGATGATAAAATTTATTTTCGGCTCTCGCACCTAAATAAAAGAATATGTTTTTATTTTGTGGATAAATTTTGTTTAATGTTGTTTCACCTGATGTTGGAATATATTCATTAAACAATCTTGGTTTTAACAACATTTCAACAGACCACCCTCTATTCATTCTTTCAGGAAATATTTCGTAATCATAACCAAATAATTTATAAAACCCTTGATAGAATCCACCGTATAATTCGTGGTATCTTCCTTCATAAGGACTATATTTACTTACAACTTCATATAAAACAGTTTTATTAAATCCGGAAAATCTAACATTAGGTGATTGAGTGTTTCCGGTTACTTGGAACAATTTCAATCTTCTATCAAAATACATTCTATTAAACTTTAAGTCATCAGAAAATAACCCTTCGGTAAATGTAATAGTTTCTCCGGTCATTTTAGTAACCAAACCATTATCAATACCGGTCAATCCAATATCACAAGAAGTATGTGATTTAAAACATGTTATATCTAATTCTTTAGGATTGTAAAAATTTTGAGAAACAAAAATATTATTTCTATTGTAGTCCTTATATGTTAATGTTAAATCTTGAACACTTAATGGATTATTAATGTCAAAATAAAATGGTAATCTATTACCATAGGTCTGAGCAATCAAATATGGGGAGAAAACAACCTCTTGATTGTATCCTCTCTCATCTGATGTTAAAGACATATCGTAGGATTCTAAAGCAAAATTTAGACCCCAATTTGGATAGACGTATTGATTTATATTTTGTTGTGCCATCTTTTTTATGATAAATACATTAAAACGAAGTATTTATATGAAAAAGTTATATGATAAATTTTAATACAGAGTACTATAGTAATAATTATTACTTCTTTTTGAAAGAGAGAGCGGACAAAATCTCCTTATATTATTCTATTGCGGATACTTTAACTGAATCTCGAAAGAATGATGAGAGAATTGACTTCGATAAAAAAGATTCTAAAAAAGTTAAAAATATTGTTGGAAATGTTTTAAAATCTAAAACAAAAGTTTCCAAAGACGCATTAACCAAAAAGTTAAAAAGTATTAAACCTAAAAAAGAAATTGATGAATTAGTTGATTCTGATGGAACAATGTTAAGTTCAAAAATACCATTTCTTAATCAAACTTTAACACCACACAAAACTACTGACCAAACTGTTGCTATGGCAAGAATTACGAATGACCCGGTAACAAGAGGTTATAGAGTTTATTATGGTGAAAGTGAAGAAGGTTCTGATGAAGTTATTAATGAGGTTGATTATTCTGAAGCATTTGGGTATGAAGAAACCAAAGATATGGATTTTAAAGATACGGTTAAAACACTTAAAGAAATGGGTGTTGAGAATGCGATTGAAAGAGCGAAACAATTTGGTAAATTACCAAAACAAAAAAGAGAAGATGGTGAATTAAAACAAAGATTATCTGAAAAAGATAGTATTGAAGAACAACAAAGAAAAAAAATGATTAAAATGGTTGAGGATATGTTAACCAAAAAATCATCAAATAATTCTGATGTAGTAAAAGATAAAGGAATAAGTAAAATATTATTAAAAAATATTCAATCAATTAAAAAAATTGCTGATAAAGAAGGTATCAGTATCAATATGTTAATCAAAGCGTTAAAATCTAATGAATAAAGATTTATATGGAAATACCGTTCAATTACCTGAAGATGTTGTAGAATATTTACAACAATGCTTTGATTCTGCAAACACAGATGATTCAACCATTGAAGGATTTAAAAGAAATCAAGAATTAAGAGATAGTCGTGAAACCACTTATCAACAATTAAAACGAATGAAAAATTGGTTTGATAATTTTAATGGTCTTGAAAATGATTTACCTTTTATTTTGAATGGTGGACACTATGTAAAAAATTGGGTTAACGACACATTAGGTGGAATGAGAAATAATGTATATATGGGTAAGAAATCAAAATCTGAAGTTTTACCAAATCAATTTATACAAACTCACACTAAAGATAATTTAAATACAATGAATAGACAAAGTAAAAGTCATAGTTCAACCACCGGTAATATTAACAAAGATATCACAGAAAGTTTAAAAAGAATAAACGAATTAATAAAAAAAATAATTTAATATGGCAAATTTAGAACCTTTAGATTTCGCACAACCCGAAAATGAATTATCAGCAATTGCGGATATGCAAAGAAAAATGTTATTCCCAAAGAATGACTTTAAAATCACAAATCAATACTCAGCCGTTAACCCTGACGCTTTAGCCGATGGTGATGAGCAAGGTAAAGGTACTGGTGGATTTTTAGATGTTTATAATCAAGGTGCGGGGGCAATACAAGACATTATGGAAAGAAAATCTGAAATAGTTGTTAATAAATACAAAGAAGTAAAACCATACACAACACCAAGTGCATAATGAAACTTTACAACACATTTAAATCACTTATTTTAGAAATAGCGTCTGTTGACTCTATAGTCGACGCTATAAAAAAACGAGATAAGATTATAATTTACTATGATGGGGATGAACCAGGTGGACGTGGATTACGTTTAATTGAACCGGTTTGTTTTGGTTATTCAAAAGCTGATAATCCTGTTGTAAGAGCGTGGGACTCTCAAGGAGCTTCTCATACCGCGTATTTAGGAGAACAACCTTTACCGGGATGGAGACTTTTTAGAGCTGACAAAATATTCTCTTTTAAACCAACGGGTGAAACATTTAACGAACCAAAACCAAACTACAATCCAAATGGTGATAAAAGTATGAATCGTGTTATTATTAATGCCGATTTTTCTGAAGTCACACCACAACAAGCACCTGAACCAACTACACCAGAAACTGAAGTTGAAGTTAATGATGTAATTGATGATGTAATTATCACCACAGTTAATGATATGATTAACAATATCATTGAAAAAGATGGTGCCGATTCATTAGAAGGTGTTGATTTATCTAAAGCCGCAGAATCATATAAAAGAATATATTCCGGTATTGAAGATAAGATTCGTAGAAATTTATCCAATCAAGAGAAAAATGATTTAAGACCAAAAGTTTCAGAACTAATACAACAATCTCAAAGTTTAATTAAAAAATAATATGACAAACGAAAATGATTTAATTCAAAAACTTATGATTTCCAAACAAATCATGGAAAAACATAATCAAACCCCAAGAGGTGGTCTACCATCTATAGATACGTATGGTACACCTGAAGTAGCAACATACAATGCTCCTCCGGCAACTTATAACTTACCTCAAGATATGTTACAAGAAGCCTCTGTACCGGTACAAACAGTTAGCCAACCAATGACTCAAGATAGAGTTATGGCTTCAAAATTACCGGATGAGATTAAACGATTAATGATTGAACACCCAATAGCTCAACCGGCAGGTATGGGTGGACCTACTCTATCCAATGATTTAATTGATAAGGCGGCAAGATTAATGAATGCAGATGCCAGAGGTAATCAAGTAAGCCAACCAAAACAAAGAGTTCAAGAACAATCTCAACCTCAATCTAACTTTAATAACAAACAATTAAGAGATATGTTAAAAGAAGTTGTAGAAGAAGTATTACTAGAAAATGGGATTTTAGCTGAATCAACACAAAAATCAAATAACGAACTATTTTCTTTTAAAGTAGGAAAGCATATATTTGAGGGTAAGGTTACTAAGATTAAAAAAATATCTTAAACTTTATTTACTCTAAAAACTAAACCCTCAAGGAAACTTGGGGGTTTTTTATTTCTTAATAGTTGATATTATAATACTCTTTAATTATACTTTCTGTGATAATATTAAACTATGAAAGAAAAAATTAATGTTTTAGTTCTCCCATCAGACAAAACCGGTGTTGGGAAATTCAGGTCTATTGACCCTCACGTATTTTTACAAAATCTATATCCTGACGATTTTCACGTTGAGATTGATTATGAACCAAAAATAAACGATATCAAATATTGGGATAAATACCAAATTATCCACGTACACCGAAACATCGGCAGTCATTACGACCAAACACCATCAATCATTAAGTATTTAAAGTCGATTGGTAAAGTTGTTATTATTGATATTGATGATTATTGGTTACCTACTGTTGACCACCCAATCCACAGTATTATTGTACAAAACAAAATTCACGAAAAAATTGTAGCAAATTTAAAAGAAGCTGATTGGGTAACAACAACAACGGATATATTTGCAAATGAAATTCGTAAACTAAATAAGAATGTGTTGGTGTTACCAAATGCAATCGACCCTAAAGAACCTCAATTTAATCAAGTGACACCACCATCAGATAAAATTAGAATTGGTTGGTTAGGAGGTTCATCTCACTTACACGATTTAGGTTTATTAGACGCGTTTGTTCAAAAGAATCAAGACATCAACGATAAATTACAATATGTAATTTGTGGGTTCGATACAAGAGGTTCTGTAACTGAAATTAATCCAACAACCGGAGAACAAAAGAAAAGAGATATTTTACCTCACGAAACAGTGTGGGTTAATTATGAGGGAATTTTCACAAATAATTATAAAACGTTAGACGAAAATTATGTTAAATTTTTAAAGGAATTTAAAGACGAAAACTATATTTCAGATAAAGAATTACCTTACGTTAGAGTTTGGACAAAACCTGTTAACTCTTACGCCATGAATTATTCAAAATTTGATATATCTTTAGCACCAATTAAAAACCACATTTTTAATAGAATGAAATCTCAATTAAAAGTAATTGAAGCAGGATTTTATAAAAAAGCATTAATTGCTTCAGAGATTGGACCATACACCATAGATTTGGTTCATTGTTTAAAAAATGGTGAGTTTAACGATAATGGTAATGCAATTTTAATACCTGAATCAAGAAACCATAGTGATTGGTCAAAATCAATTAAAAAATTAGTTCAAAACCCTGAAATGATAACCGAATTAGGTGAGAGATTATATAACACCGTAAAAGACAAATATGACCTTAATAAGGTTACAGTTACAAGAGCGGAATTTTATAAAAGTTTAATTAAATAAAAATGAATACAAAAAAAACAATCGGTTTTACCGCAGGTAATTTTGACTTACTTCATCCGGGATATATCTATACATTTGAAGAAGCTAAACGTCATTGTGATTATTTTATGGTTTTTTTACAAAGAGACCCATCTGAAACTAGATTCACAAAATATAAACCTGTCGTTCCTTTATATGAACGATATAAAACATTAATGTCAATTAAATATGTTGATGAAGTGGTCACATATCAAACTGAAGAAGATTTGATTCAATTAATGGAATTTTACAAACCTGACGTTAGAATTTTAGGCGATGATTATATTGGAAAAAGATTTACCGGAGACCATTTACCTATTAAAGTAATTTATACAACAAGGTCTCACAATTGGTCAACAACTAAAATTAAAGATTTAATTACAAGACAAACAATCATACAAAATCCGGATATTATTAAAAATTTAGAATCAAATGATTAAAACACCATTAACTAAAATATTATTTTTAGATATTGAAACAGTTGGAATTGAAAAAGATTACGACACTTGTTTAGAAAAAAGACCTGAATTGGCAAAACAATTTGACAAATATTATGATTGGTTTTTAAAACGTTTCCCTGAAGACAAGGAAATTGAATCAGACCAAAAGAATAAAGTATTTTCAACAAGAACCGCATTAGTTCCTGAATTTGCAAAAATTGTTTGTATGAGTGTCGCCTTTGTAATGGAAAATGGCGAGATTAAAAAACAAACGTTTTCAGGGGATGACGAAAAAGTGTTACTAAAAGAATGTCAAAATTTATTAGAACGTTGTGGAAAATTAGATTTTTTCCTATGTGGTCATAATTTAAAAAACTTTGATATTCCAATGACCGCCAAAAGAATGATAATCAATGGATTATTACCCCCATCGATTCTACCATCTTATGATACAAAACCGTGGGAAATAAAAGCAATTGATACCAGAGAAATTTGGCAATACGGAGCATACACCGCAATTGGTTCATTAGATTTAATGTGTACATCAATGGAAGTTCCTTCACCAAAAGAAGGTGATGTTACCGGAGATAAAGTACACGACGCATATTGGAATAAAAATATGTTAGAAGAGATATCAGCATACTGTGAACGTGATGTACTAGTATTGATTGATTTAATAAAAAAATTAAAAAATTTAGAATAATGTTAAACGAAGATTTAGATTTCTTAAAAAACAAAGCCGAGGAATTAAAAAAATTGGCAAATATTGATTTAGATGATTTAAGTTATGAGGACATAATGAGTGAGTTTGGTTTGGATTTAAAGCAACTTGAAGACGATATGATGAATTCAAGAACTAGGCTTCCATTAGGGTTTGTAAAACTTCATCCTGACGCAGTAACACCAAAATATAATTATGATAGTGATTCAGGGTTTGACCTACACTCTATTGAAGAGGTTACAATTGAACCTTTTGGTAGAGCATTAGTCCCAAGTGGATTATCATTTGATATTAAAGACGGATATGAACTTCAAGTAAGAACTAAAAGTGGATTAGCAATCAATCAAGGACTTATGGTTTTAAACTCACCGGGGACTGTTGATAATGGTTATACAGGTGAAGTTAAAGGTATTATATTTAACACCAACCATCACCCCGTAACTATCCATAAAGGAATGAAATTTGGCCAAGCGGTATTATGTCCCGTTGTAAATGGGGGTTGGGTTCATTTGGACCAAAGAAAAGAAGTAATTGATAAAGAAAGAGGTAATAACGGATTTGGGTCAACAGGAATTTAAAATGGAAATAAATAATGTAAATGTAGGTATTTGTTTAATAATTAAAAACGAAACCCAATATTTGGATGAATGGTTAGAACATTATCGTAAATTAGGTGTTGATAAATTTTTTATTTATGATAACAATTCTTCAACACCAATTAAAATTGACGATAATGATGTTGAAGTTATTTTATGGGATAATGAGTTATTTGGTTCTCAAAATAACGCATATTTAGATTGTTGTCAAAAAAATCTATCATTTGATTTTATAGGATTTTTTGATACTGATGAGTTTTATTTTTCAAAAAGTATGAACATTAAGTCAGACATTAATCATTTTAAATCTTTATATGGTGATTTTGATGGATTTGCAATCTATTGGAGATTATATGGTAAACAATCTCCTTATTTCACAGAAAGACAATCTATTGAAATGTATACCCAATATTATGAAGATGGTCATATAAAAAGTTTATTAACCCCTAAAAAAGTTGTAAGTTTTGGTCAACCCCATTTTGCTAGTTTACTTAACGGTAAATATATTGATGAATTAGGTAGAATTGTTTTTTCCCCAATAGGAGAACATACTAGTGATTATGTGTGGATAAAACATATTTGGGCTAGAAGTGAAGAAGAATTCAAAGAAAAATTAATAAGAGGTGATGTTAATTGGAGAAAACAAATAAACACAGATTTTAACGAATTTTACAATTATAATGATAGATGTGTTTTAAATGACTAACAGATAAAATTTATGATAACAATAATATATTCAACACATAAAGATGAACAATTTAATAACAAATTTAAACAACATTTGTTACAAACTGTTGGTCTAAAAGATGTTCAAATTTTGGAATATAAAAACAATAATGAATTTAGTTTGAGTGAGATTTATAATAAAGGTATATCTCATTCAAATTTTGATATTGTGGTTTGTTGCCATAATGATATAAAATTAGAAAATGGGTGGGGTAAAAAACTTTTAAAAGATTACTCTGATAATCCTGAATATAGTATTATTGGAAAAGCAGGTACATCATATTTTCCTGAATCAGGGGTGTTTTGGGAAAAAATGCAACAAACTATGGTGGGACAAGTTTACCATCAACCTGATAAAGATAAGTGGTTAAGTAAATATTCCCCAAAATTACCAATAATTGTTCCCGTAGTTTCAATAGACGGTTTATTTTTATCATTTAATAAGACAAAAATAAAACATACGTTTGATGAAAGTATTGGTAGATTTCACTTTTATGACCATTTATTTTGTTTACCAAATTATTTAGACGGAGTTAAGATTGGTGTCACATCATCTTTTGAAATTATTCATCAATCAATCGGAAGACCAAATCAGGAGTTTTACGAAACCAAAGAAAAATTTGTGGAGAAATGGAAACACGTTTTACCATTAGATTTAAAACCTGAAAAAATTTACATTCCGGAAATAAAAGAAAAACCAATTAAAAATATTGGTAAAGTAGCCGTTATCATCCCAACCAAAGGAAATATTGAAATGTTGAAAGAATGTGTTGATTCATTTTACATTCATTGTAACTCTGAATTATTTGACATTTTCATTGCTGATACCGGTTCAACAGATGACGAAAAAGAAACATTAAAAAGTAATATAAAAGATTATAATAACATAAAATTAATTGAATATGATTATTATAATTTTGCAAAAATTAATAATGATGTTGTTAAAAATCACGTAACTGATGAATACGAATTTTTATTATTCTGTAATAATGATATTAAATTATTGAATAATGTAATTTATGGAATGTTAAACATTTTTAAAACAACACCTAAAGTTGGTACGATTGGATGTAGATTACATTTTGAAGACAATACCATCCAACATGACGGTGTCATTTGTTTATTTGATAGTAAACAAAATTTATTAATATCTCATCACGGATTAAATAGTTATTACAATTTTTCAAATAATAACAGAAAAATATTAGGTTCTACGGCAGCATTACTTATCATTAAAAAAGAGGTATTTATTAAATGTGGTTATTTTAATGAAAATTACACCACTTGTTTTGAAGATGTTGAATTGAATTTAAAGTGTTTAATGTTGGGTTTAGATAACTATTGTAATAGTAATTTAGTTTCTTATCATTATGAAAGTCAAACAAGAAATAACGATGATGAAAAATCTAAAAAACAATTTAATGATTATAACAATATATTAAAACCATTTGTTATTAACAATTATGATAAGTTAAAAACTCATATACAAATAATAAAATAAACAAAAAAAAAATAATTAAAAATGAAAAGAGAAACAATACAACTGTTCAAAGTTTTTATGTCTGAAAACGCAGCACCTGAAGTTGCCAAAGTATTAAACAGTGGATATATTGGTCAAGGTGAAAAGGTTGAACAATTTGAATCTAAATTACAAGATTTCTTTATGAAAGATTACATTGTAACATTAAACTCCGGTACTAGCGGACTTCATTTAGCTTTAGATTTATTAAAAAAATCTTCAGGTAAATGGCCAGGATTAGAAGATGGTGATGAGGTATTAGCAACATCATTAACGTGTACAGCGTCAAATTTTCCAATTTTAGCAAACAATTTAAATATTAAATGGGTAGATGTTGACCCAACAACATTAAATATGGATTTAGATGACTTGTCAAGAAAAATAAGTCCAAAAACCAAAGCCATTATGTTAGTACACTGGGGTGGTTATCCAAATGATTTAGATAGAATTAAAGAAATTCAAAATAAATGTTTTGAGTTATATGGGTTTAAACCGGCGGTTATTGAAGATGGTGCTCACTCATTTGGTTCTAAATATAAAGGCAAATATATTGGTAACCATGGTAATATGACTATGTATAGTTTACAAGCTATTAAACATATCACATCCATTGATGGTGGTTTATTATTATTACCTCACCAAGAATTATATGATAGAGCGAAATTATTAAGATGGTACGGTATCGACAGAAATTCAAACAGAAAAGATTTTAGATGTGAGGCGGATATTCAAGAGTGGGGTTTTAAATTTCATATGAATGATGTTTGTGCAACAGTTGGTATGGAAAATTTAAAACACGCAGAGGAAATTGTTGGTAGACATCAATCTAACGCAAAATTTTATGATGAAAATCTACAAAATATTCCGGGATTAACAACATTAACTAGACATGAGGGTCATGAATCAGCATTTTGGATTTATAGTATGTTAGTTGAAAATAGAGACGGTTTTTATAAACACATGAAAGATTGTGGTATTGTAGTTTCTCAAGTTCACGAAAGAAATGATAAACACACTTGTGTTTCTGATTATAAATCATCATTACCTACTTTAGATAGAATTATTGGGAAAGTTGTTTCAATACCTGTTGGATGGTGGGTTACAGATGAAGATAGACAATACATTGTTGATTGTATTAAAAAAGGTTGGTAATATGATTAATTCAGAACAAAGAAATCTTTTGAATGAAATGATTTTGGATTTAAATAACTCCAAAATTTCAGAATATAAACCTAGTAGTGTGTGTTGGGAAAGTTTATCAAACCAATTTGAGATATTTTTCAATGAAATTGGTATTAATAATGTTCAAAACCAAATAAGGTATAATAATTTATTTTCTTTTATACATGATATTCCAGGATTGTCATTTCAGTCTGCTGTATGGAGTTACTATAGTTATTTGAAATTAAAAGATAAGTACAATATATTAACTCTAACAACCGCTTTACCATCAGGTAATTCTAATTTAGATTATAACCCATCTGAAAAAATAGATGGTAGACCTAAAGATAGAGAAAATAAATTAATTAATTGGGATTATTTAATTTCTTTAGATACGATTATGACTATCTTGGAATGTAATCCTGATTTATTAAACAAACCTGTAACTATTTGTGAAGTAGGTGCTGGATGGGGTCGAGTAGGTTATTATTTAACACAAATTAATAATAAAATATCTTATAACATATTTGATATCCCGCACACTTTATTAATATCGTCTGATTATTTGTATAATAATGTTAAACACATTAAAGTATTTAAGTATTTAGAAACTAAACAAAATAATTTTACAACCAAAAAATTACTGTTAAAAAATCCGGGTATAAATTTTTATACACCAAATAAGTTAGAAGATTTTGAAGATAAGTGTTTTGATTTATTTATTAACATAGCGTCATTTCAAGAAATGAATATTGAACAAGTGACAAATTATTATAAAAAAATTAATCAGTTGTCAGATAATTTTTATAATCAACAAAGATATAAAGATTTAGATATGGAATATAATAAATATCCATTGTACGATAACTGGAAAAAGGTGTTTGATAAAGACATAAACTTTCACCCATTATGGTTTGAGCAATATTTTAAAATAAGTTAAAAAAATGTTTGATTACATTGTTTGTTTTTATTTTGGAGAAAGAAGAGTTAGAACAACCAATTCATTATTATTATCTGATAGATATTTTTTTGTTAAAAAACATTTAGATTTTATAAAAAATAATGAAACAGTTTTAAACGACATTAATAACGTAATTTTAGTTATTAATAATTCAAATGATGACGATTTAAAATCCGTTACAAATATTAAAAATGAATATCCCTTCTCAGATAAAATTATTATCATAGGAAGGGATAATTCAAATTATTCTTATGGTGGGTGGAATGAATCATTAATTCATCAAATAAATTTAAATACCCCATCGTTACACGCATTTCTTTGTGAAGATGATTACATACCTTGTAATGATAATTTTCATAAAAAATTTATAGAATTTTTTAATTCCGATGTTATATATGTTTGTCAATTATTTATGAATAATCATGCGGCAATTTCAAATGGTTTCATAACTTATAACATAATAAAAGATTATTATAATAATACCAAAGAATTATTTGTGCTCACTAATAGTTATGATTATAGAAGTGCCGAAATTAACCAAGTTAACTTTTTAAATAATTTTAAAAATTTAAAGTGTGTTGACATCAGTGAAAAATATTGTTCAAAATTTTTAGATTTCAATAATAGTATTGTTGTTTATGGGAATAAAACCGGTGAAGAATTAATAAAACCAATTTTAGAATAATGATAAAATTTAAAAAATTAGAAGAAGACGACTTACAATTCTTAAACGATGTAAGAAACGAATATTGCGAAGAATTTTTACATGATAGTAGACAATTCACATTAGAAGAAACCAAACAATGGTTCCATAAATATAATCCGGACTTTTACATTATTACGTTAGACGATGAAAGAATTGGGTATTTTAGACTATCCAACTATTCTGATGTGAATAAAAATATTTACATTGGTGCCGACATTTCACCAAAATTTAAAGGTAAAGGTTTGGGTAAATTATCTTATGAAAAATTTATACCTTTTTTGTTTGAAACCTATAATTTGAATAAAATAAGTTTAGAAGTATTGTCTAATAACATAATTGCTTTAAATTTATATAATAAACTTGGGTTTGTAACCGAAGGTGTTAAACGTCAAGAAGTTTATAAAAATAATCAATGGGTTGATTCCATTATTATGTCAATATTAAAAAATGAATATGAATAATTTAAAATTTGAACTTATTATAGCTTACTATAAAAGACCTAAAATTGTTTTAAATGCTTTAGAATCTATATTAAAATCCACATATGACAATTGGCATCTAACATTTGTTGATGATTCCGGTGACGATTCTTTTAAAGAGACCTTTTTAAATTATGGTTTTGATTCTTCTAAAATAACATATTCCCCAATATTAATGTCTGATGACGAAAAAAATAATATAGGAGGTTCAATATTTGGTAAGTACGTTAACGACGCTATCCAAAATACCGATGCCGATATTATTATATTAATATGTGATGATGACGCAATATTTCCTGATTATATGGAAAATCTTAATAAATTTTATACTAAAAATCCTGATAAAATGTGGGGGTATTGTCATGTTGAATTTTATAACCCTGAAATTGAACATTATACCCAATCAACCAAAACTAACGGAGACTCATCTTTAGGATTTTCAGATTTAAATGCTTTAACAATCCCAATAATGCCAGTTAATAAAATTGATAGTTCTCAAATTTCTTTTAGAAAAACCGCATTTACTGATGGTAATGTTTGGTATCCACATCCGTATACCGTAAGTTTAGATGCCCACGTTTTTCGTAATATGTTTAAGGTTTGGGGATTATGTGAGTTCACAAATTGTTATGGACAATATAAAGGTTGGTTCGCAAATCAATTAGGGGTTAGAGTTAGAAAAAAAATAGGTACATTTATAAAATAATAAAAAATAAATATGAATAATTTAAAATTTGAACTAATAATCGCTTATTATAAAAGACCCAAAATTGTCTTAAACGCGTTAGAATCTATATTAAAATCTACATATGATAATTGGCATTTAACATTCGTTGATGATTCCGGTGACGATTCTTTTAAAGAAACTTTTATAAACTACGGGTTTACACCTTCTAAAATAACATACTCACCAATATTAATGTCAGATGATGAGAAAATTAAAATAGGTGGGTCAATATTTGGAAAGTACGTTAACGACGCAATACAAACCACAGATGCTGATATCATTATACTAATATGTGATGACGACGCATTGTTTCCGGATTGTATGGAAAACCTTAATAAATTTTATACCGAAAACCCTGATAAAATGTGGGGGTATTCTCATGTTAAATTCTTCAATCCCGAAAAACAACATTATTCAGAATCAACCGATGTACCAAGCGATAGAACATTTAACACATCAAATTTAAATGATTACACATCACCAATTCAACCATCGTGTAGAGTTGATAGTTCTCAAGTATCTTTTAGAAAAAACGCTTTTACACAAACAAATTTATGGTACCCTTATCCACATACAAAAGATTTAGATAGAAATGTTTTTGAAAAATTATATAAAAAAATAGGACTATGTCATTTTACTAACTGCTACGGACAATATAAAGGTTGGTTTGCAAATCAATTAGGTGTTAGAGCACGAACAGGTAAAGGAGATTTTATTAACTAAACAACTAAAATAATTTAAATGGCTACATACAGCAAATCAAAGAACGCTAAACCTACCCCTACTCCGGAAACTACAAGTAAACCGGTTAATAAGAAAGAATTAATTAACCAAATTATTAAAAGAAAAACTAAAGAAAAGTTTTTAACCAACAATCAAAAAAAATATTATGATACTTTAATTGACAGTGAAATCACTGTTTGTTCCGGACCTGCGGGTGTTGGTAAAAGTTATATTACAATGAAAGCCGCGATTGACTTACTCGCTGACCCTGAAACACCATATGAAAAAATTATTATTGTTAGACCCGCTGTTGAAGCTGAAGAAAAATTAGGTTCACTACCAGGTAATGTTGAAGAAAAATTAGACCCATACATTTTCCCATCATATTATTTATTAAATAAAATTATTGGGAAAGAATCTAGAGAAAAATTAAAAGAAATCGATGTTATTGAAGTATTTGCCTTGGCATTTATGAGAGGTATGAACATTGATAATTCTATTTTAATTTTTGAAGAGGGTCAAAATGCCACCCCAAGTCAAATGAAATTACTTTTAACTAGAATTGGGTTTAACAGTAAATTCTTTATATCCGGTGATGTAGAACAATCAGACAAATATAAAAATAAAACTCATAGTGGTTTATGGGACGCAATTGAAAAATTTAGAGATAGTGAATATATATCAATTTTTGAATTTAAAGATAAAAAAGATATCGTTAGAAATCCGTTGATTAGTAGAATATTAGACAAGTACGAAGAAAACTAATTTTAATATATTTTATTATAAAAGATAGGTAAACACAATTTAGTTTACTTATCTTTTTTTTTATATAACTTTTGTTGATATGAGAATTGGTATAGAAATTAATGGAGTGTTAAGAGATACTTTAGGAAAAATTGAACAAACTTATCAGAAATTTTTAATCGATAAAACTGATGGTATTGAAGACGACGAGTCATTTGAATATAAAATGACCTACCCGATAAATAGTTTAACATTAAACGACCATTTTTCATTTCCGGATGATGATGAATTATATTCATTTTTATATGAAGAATTTGCTATGGAAATTTTTGGTCACGCACAATCCTCAGAATATAATACATTTATTGATTTAAACGAAATTTATATATCTTTAAGAGATAATCACGATTTATTAATTGTTTCGGATGAAATAGGAAAATCAAAACCCGCATCATTATTCTTTTTATCAAAATTTGGATGTCAATTAGAAAAAGTAAAATTTTATAGTAATTCAACAATTAATTCAATGTGGGATGAATTAGATATTTTACTTACATCCAATCCAGCCTTATTATTGGATTATCCGTCAGATAAAATATTAATAAAATATGAAACGGATTATAATGAGAATATTACCACAATCCATTCTATAAAATCTATAAAAGAATTGGATGATAAATTAAAACAAATTTTAGAATGTTAAAAGTATTAGGAGAAAACTATTATGTAGATTTGGATAAAATTGACGATTATGTTCAAATAAAAGCAAAAAAAACCGTCACGTCAGGTGACACTGAAGGGACTACCATAAGTATAATTAAATACGAAACAATTAAATTAATGTTAGAGATAGTTATGGATGAACCTGAAGAAATTGATGAGCAATTAGGGGCTAAAGGTACTAACAACTTATCAATCCCATTTAAACTAGCGTTTAATACTCTATTGTATAAAAAATTAATAAATAAAATATAATAAACATGACACAAGAACAAATTACAAAATTAGAACAGTCGATTCAAAACATGAAAGATAAAAAGTCAAGGATTTATCTTTTAGTTCAAGACACTAAAGGTAATGCAAAAGCTTCAGTCGCTTACATATACGAGTTAGGTATGGCATTATTAAAAAATGGATACAACCCAATTATCTTACACGAAACACCTGATTATACTGGAGTTGGTGAATGGTTAGGTGAGGATTATATGACATTACCACATAAAACAATTGAAGGCCAAAATTTAGAAATTGCACCTGAAGATTTAATTGTTATCCCTGAATTATACGGGTTTGTGATGAGTCAAATTTCAAAATTACCTTGTGGTAAAATTGTATTGTCTCAAGCCCATGACCATATCTTGGAAACATTACAACCAGGCCAGACATGGTCACAATTAGGGTTTTATAAATGTATAACAACTTCTGAAGCTCAAAAAGAATATATCGAGAATATTATGAGAGGTATTTCGATAGATGTTTTAAAACCATTTATTTCTGATAAATTTAAACCACATACTTTACCATCAAAACCTATTATTGCAATTCATGCTAGAGAACAAAGAGAAGCCCTTAACATGATTAAAAGTTTTTACATTAAATTTCCTCAATACAGATGGATAACTTTTAGAGACATGAGAGGACTATCTATTGATGAGTTTGCAAGTGCTATGAAAGATTGTTTCTTATCTGTTTGGATTGATGAAACAAGCTCTTATGGTACATTCCCATTGGAATCTATGAAATGTAAAATACCTGTAGTTGGTTTAGTACCAAATTTAGTTCCTGAATGGATGAATGAAGACAATGGTGTTTGGGTTAACAATAAAATCCAAATGGTTGATTTTGTCGCGGACTTTTTACAAAATTGGTTGGAAGACAGTATTAATGAAAATTTAGAAACTGAAATTATTAAAACTGCAGAAAATTTAAGTACTAAAGAAGATTTTGAAAAAATTTCATTAAACTTATTTGAAGGATATCTAACTAAAAGATTGGAATCATTTGAAGAACAATTAAATAAACTACAAACAATAGAAGAATAATATGGAAAATTACTTTGACGTATCAGTTATATTACCGATTAAATCGGCAACCGCACCATTTTTTGAAGATTACTTTAAGAAATGTATTGAATCATTAAATAATCAAAAATTAAAAATTAATGAATTAGTTATTGTTCACACAAATGAAATACCTTTAGTTGAACTTTTAAAAGATTACGATTTTGGTGACTTAAATGTAGTTAAATTAGAATGGGAAAAAGAACCTAATTACGCGGCACAAGTTAATCACGGTGTTAGAAATTCAAAATCTGAATGGGTTTCATTATTTGAATTTGATGATGAATATTCTAACATATGGTTTAAGAATGTTGACATCTACTCAAAAGCATACCCTAATATGGATGCGTTTTTACCAATCGTTGTTGATACAGACCAACAAGGTAAATTTGCCGGGTTTACTAATGAAGCAACTTTCGCGGCAAACTTTACTCCGGAAATGGGTGTATTAACTCACGATACTTTATTAGATTATCAAAACTTCCAATCATCAGGAATGGTAATCAAAAAATCAAAATTTGTTGATTATGGATTAATCAAACCTTCGTTTAAATTAACGTTTGGGTATGAATTATTTTTACGATTAACACATAATTCAATTAACATTATGTCTATCCCAAGAATTGGTTATAAACATACTAATTTAAGAGATGGGTCAATCTTTTGGAATTACAAAAATGGTAGAGATGTCTTAACTCCGGAAGAAGTTAAATTTTGGATTGAGTCCGCAAAAAAAGAATATTTTTTCATTAATGACAGAGCGATAAAATTTGAATCTCAAGAAGTTTAATGACTGAAAATATTAATTTAACAGGGGATACAAATGTTGAGTTAAAAAAGAAAGGTAGAAAACCAACCCAATTAAATTATTTTGATGTCCGAGAAGAAATGGCGGTAATAAGATTTTTAGAGTCCACGTCTTACGAAGAAAAAAATAAAATATACAATGAGTTTTTAAAAAAACCTTTAGACAAAATGATATCTTCAATCATACGAAGATACAAATTATATAGAAAAGACATGGATTTCACTGATATACATGTAGATACTCACTCGTTTTTAATGACAAAGATAGATAAGTTTAAACCTTCTAGAGAAAAGAAGGCTTATTCTTATTTTGGTACAATATGTAAAAACTATTTAATGGGTCAAATCATTAAAGACCAAAAAGAAACAAATAGAAAAATATCTTATGAAGATATTTCAACTAATTTGGAAAATAATGAAAATTTTTCCTATTACATAGAAAATGACGGACTAGATTCTGAAAAAGTAATTAAACACTTTTTAATTGAATTAGACAGATTCATTAAAGAAGAAAATTTATCAGAAAATGAAATTAAATTAGGACACGCACTTTACGACATTTTTGAAAATTATGACTCGATATTTATTGGTAACGATAATAACAAGTTTAATAAAAATATTATTTTATTGTCTTTAAGAGAAATGACCAATCTTTCAACTAAAGAAATTAGGGGTTCAATGAGAAAATACAAAAATATGTATTACTCATTGATTCAACAGATGGTTAATTAAAAAATAATAAATTAAATATTTATAATTATGGCAAGACCGACAAAAAAAGAAATTAATTTAAGTAAAGAATCAATGTTATCATTGATGCAGGAAATCTACAATGAACTTGTGGAACAAAGAAGTACTGCTATTAGAATTCAAAACAAAATGTTAACAATGATGAAAGGTCCTGAAGATATGACTTTAATTGGTCCGGTGATTGAAAAACAACAAAAAATTATTAATGATTGTGTTGAAAAAAAATTAACCCTATCTAAACTACAATCAAGTATGTGGGAAAAAACAAACAACAATGATGATGGTGGAGGATTTTCTATTACTGATTTAGGAGTTGACGACGCAATGCTTAAAACTTTAATTGAGAAAGACGCGTCTAAATCAGAGGGTTCTTATAAAATGAAAAAATAATTTGTTATGGCGTCATTAGATTTAGGTGTTGATTATAAAAAAATACAAGACAAGGTTACTGCTACCAGAAATTATAATGAGTTAAAAACTCAATATGATGATACTAGAAAACAAGCCGGTGAAGCTTTTGAACAGAAAAAAGCCGCTGTTACAGGTCAACTTGGTAAAATCAAGGAACAAACTAAACGTTATCAAAAAGAAATAAAAAATCAATTTGAACAACTTTTAGATTTAGCAAACACTACCGGAGGAAAAGGGAGCGGTTCTCCAAGTTATATTAAAAGATTATTAATCACCGCTCTTAAAAATATTGAACCTAAACTTTCTCAAATAGCTTTAGAAGAATCAATAAACGCGGTTGGTTGTGACCAACAACAAGAATATAATGGTAGTTCTACATATTATATTAAAGTAAAATCAGTTGATTTATTAAATATTTTAACTTTAGACCCGAAAACTGAAGGTAAACCTTTATATGAAAAAGACCCAATATTAGTTCAGAATTATCCATTTTCAATGAATAAAGAATTATATCAATTGATTCAAACGGGTCAACCATATTCTGTGGATAATGGTCAAAATTACATAGGTCAATCAGGTCAAGATTTATTTGATATCCAATACGTTAATTTAAACGCAAACAATGAAACCGGTCCTTGGTTTAAAGTTACATTATCAGATAGAGTTAATGGTGTTAATAAAGTTGGGACATTTCTAGTTGATTATTATAAAACAATTAAAATTACCGAACCAACCAATATGATAGCGTCAATAATGGAATCGTTAAGTGGTGCAGTATCAATGAGTGTTGGTGCCGGTGTAGGTCAAGTTGAAGACCAAAGTAAATTTGATATATTAATTCAACGAATTCTTGGATTATGTTTTGATAATAGAAGTGAAATTGATGTTAGCGGTATTGCTAAAGTACCTGAACTTGATGGTGTTGACGAAACGTTTTTTGAATTTACTGATATTGATTTAAGAAAAATAGACCAAAGAGTAACTAATATTAAAAATAAAGTAATAGAATTAGAAGAGTGTGATAATATATTATTACCTGTTGATTATCCGGCAGTTATCGCTCAAATTAATAATTTAAATTTAATTGATAATAATAGTGACTTTATAAACGCTGCGGATAATTTAACTCAAGTATTAGCAGATAACCCTCAATGGGGTGCGGGTATTCAAACCAATGCTCAAGCGGCCCTAAATTTTAATTTTATTAAATTAATCGCTCAAGGTATTGCGGGAGCATTTTTAACACCTAAAATATTACTACCAATATACGTAATGTTAAAAGCTATAGGTCAAGAAACAACCGACGCAATAAAAGGATTTGTTGATTTTGTAAAACAATTTAAAAAATTCGCAATAAATTTTATTTCTAAAATAGGTGCATTATTTGTTCAAGAATTATTTGAATTAATTAAAAGAGATATTTTATTATTAATTCAAAGAGTTATAAGTGATATTGTTAAAGAAAAAATTGATAAAAGAATTTCAATGATTTTAAAACTTATTCAGTTATTGTTAATTGTTGCTTCTTTTATAAGTGATTGGAGGAAGTGTAAAAGTGTCGTTGATGAATTACTGGCCCTATTAGATTTAATAACAAGTAGTTTAGGTTTTGGTAGTCAAATCCCTTTACCATTATTATTCGCGTCACAACTATTAGACGGGTATTCCGAATCAAGAGCTTTTGTTGGGGCTATTGAAGAATTCCAAAAAAGCGGTATCCCAACGGGAGCATTACCTGATGGTAGTCCTAATTTAGATATTTTAGGTAAATTTGGACAAATGAAGGCTATGGCAAGAGAAGATTCCGATAATAATAAAGTTCAACTTGCTATCGGCCCATTAACTATAACTCCAGCCGGTTTAACAGTACCTTCGAGTGCTTTTGGTAAAAAATTATAATTATGAATAATATTGAGAAATCCGAAAAAACAAAAAATATAATTAAAGATTATAAAAATTCATCAAACAAAGATTTATCGTTTGCTATGGATTTTATTCAAGAAGATTTTAAGTTAACTAAAGAATCATTAATAAATTTAACACATCATTTAGATAAATTAGAATTAACTTATAATACAATATTAAAAGAGTATCAGTCAAGAACAAAGAAAAATGGTCAATAATCAAATAATTTTTCCCGGAATAGTACTTAACAATCAAGACCCTATGATGTTAGGGAGACTTCGTGTTATACCTGAAACTAAAAATTATCAAGATATTATTGCGTCAATTCCAGATTGGAATGAAGAAACTGACCCGTGGACATCAAGAGACCCTTTAATTTGTTTATCATTATTACCTTTTTACGTTAGTCAAGTACCTCTTAAAGATGAATATGTTCATATAATTTATTCTAATAAAGATTTCCCATTTACTAATCAATTTTATGTTCAAGGGCCTTTTTCATCTCCAATGATAAGTCCATTTGAGAATTATCAAGGGGCTAAAAAATTCTTAGCATCAGGTGATAGAATTGCTCAAGGTATCTCAATTAAAAACCAAGTAGGTGCTTATAGAAATCAAGGTAGTGTAGGAGTATTTCCTGAACCAGGTGACAATGCGTTGTTAGGTAGAGGAACTGCTGATGTGGTTGTTAAAGAAAATGAAGTATTAATAAGAGCCGGTAAAACTAAACGATTAGTAAAAGACCAACTACCTTTAGGTAATGTTAATAGAGCGTTTCTTCAATTATCTAATTTTACACAACAAAAAATAACTAAAGACCCTGAAGGTGTAACAAGATTAGTTGAACAGGTAAAAGTTGTTAAAAAAATGATTATATGGAACATTGATAATTTAGAAAATCTTCAAGGAGCGTTTAATGGTTCTGTTGGTTTATATAATGTGGTTCCAAGTGTTAGTGTAAATAGTGCAAATTTTAAATCAGATACTATTACACAGTTGTCCGTTGGAACAAATTATGGGTCACCATTAGAGGAAATTAAATTTAATCAAAAAACATTTGATGAAGCATCTAGTATAATTAATAACTTTGTACAAGGTGTGTTTAGTGGTTTTATAAATATATCAGGTTATACTGTTAATAACCCCCAAAATTTTGCGCCAAACGTAACATTCCCATTAGTCGTTACCCCTTCAAAATTAACATATACAACCGGTAATAAATTTTCACCTAACGACCTTGTTAGTGAAGTTGCGGAATATGTTAATTATGTAAGATTTTCTGATAAAATAACATTAGACCCTGCAAGTAAAAAATACAAAGGATGGTTTTTAGTTTGGGAAAACAAATCAGGTAAACCAATTCTTGGTCCACAAGCCGATTTAAAAGAAGAAATAGTTATACCAACAGAGTTTATTCCTTCAGATATTACTTATAGTATTATGGGGTCTCAACGTATGTATTTCTTATCACAAGATTCCGCAGGGCCTAAAGGAAAAATTAGTTTAAGTCAAACTTTATATGGAATACCTCAAGATAAATTTATTGGAGATGAAAATAGTATTCTTAATCAAACATACCCTGTTGTTAGAGGAGATGAATTAATGGCGTTACTTAGAAAAATATTTTCATTTGTTACAGGACACGTTCATCCGGTGGCCACAATGGCACCTGTTCCGGTCGCAGCGGGTAACGGACAAACAACCGCAGAAATCAATGCAATCCTTGCAGATGCAGAAAATACCATCTTAAATCAAAATATTAGAATTAATTGATATTTATATGTAAAACATATTCATGTCAATAATTAATTCATATTTCAGCAAGAACAATACCCTTATATCAAATAGCTTTACCAATACAGGTAGAAACCCTGTAATGGAACTATTTTATGGTAATGTTGCCACAACTCAATACCCAAATAACTATAGCCGTTTTATTTTTGATTTAGATTTAACTTTATTAAAACAACTAATTTTTAACGGAACTATAACTACAGGGTGTACAGATAATATGACGCATACTTTAAGAATGACAAATACGTCTACTTTTGATGCCGAACTATTAAACACACTCACGTCTCAAATGAGAATGAGAGCCACTTCATTTGATTTAATCTTATTTAGAATCCCTTATTTAAATAATAATCCGTCAACACCTCAACTTTGGGATGAAGGTGTTGGGTATGATTTTGCGGATTTAATTTATCAATATAGTGAATCAGATAAAAACTTTTCAAATAGACCATCAAATTGGTATCAAACAACAACTATTGGTGTTTGGCAACAACAGGGAATTTATAATAATAAAAATTTAGGTCCTGTTCCTTTTAGTGGAATTACCATTGTGGATACACAACATTTTGAATTTGGTAACGAAAATATTGCTTTCGATATGACGGCAGAAATTAATGGTGTATTAAATGGTTCAATACCAAATGTATCAGGGTGGGGAATTGCATATAAACCTCAAGTTGAAAATCTTACAGGTCTTACCGATAACTATGAAGTTCAATTTTTTACTCGTCATACTCAAACATTCTACGAACCATATCTTGAAACAAGTTACAATGATTTAATTGAAGACGATAGAAATCAATTTACTTTAGGTAAAGTTAACAAATTATATTTATACCTATTTGATAATGGTAACCCAATAAATTTAGATTACCCCCCAAATGTTGATATATTAGATATGATGGGTGATGTTATTCCGGGATTATCCGGATTAACAACGTGTCAAAGAACTAGAGGTGTTTATGAGGTTGTTATCCCACCTCTTATGGGATATCAAACTCCTTGTACATTTTCAGATAGATGGTACAACTTAAGTTATAACAACTTTCCACTTCCACAGGTATTAAATGATTTTACATTACAACCATTTAAAAATGCAATTCAAATTGGTGTTGTATCCGCAAACCCATTATTATACGGATTTGATTTTTACGGATTAAAACAAGATGAACAAATTGTAAATACGGATACTCGTAAAGTAGGTGTAATTATTAAACAAGCTTATACAACCCAAAATTTATTATTAAACGTGGATGCGTCATATAGAATTTATGTTAAAGAGGGGACAACTGAAGTACAAGTTCAAGGGTGGACAAAAATTAATAGAACACCTAACGAATACTATTTTATATTTGATAGTAGAGACAAAATACCAAATGAATATTTCATTGATATACAAGTAATTAGTAGCGGTGAAATAAACACATATAAACGACAAATTAAATTTCAAGTGGTAAATACAAAATATTTACAATTATAAGATATTTATAAATAAAAAAAATTATGGGATATAATGTTAATGTAACCGCAACAACTTGTGAAGGAATATCACAATTAATTATTTTACCGGGTGATGTAGAATTTGACGAAAGTAAAATTTATCAATTACCTACCGGACAATGTGTATCGTTAACTTCAGGAGATACTGTTGGATTTTACGCAAATTCAATGATAATTGCGGGGCCATTTGACACCTGTGACGAATGTGCTGAACCAACTATAGCTAATGATGGTGGTAATGGTGGATTAGTTTGTCAAGATAATTGTAGTGGAGGAACATTTACTATTGTCCCACCACACCCTGTTTATACTAATGGACAAAATCAAGCTATCGTACAATTAAACGCAATCACAATTGGTGGTAATGGATTAAACTCATAATAATATGAAAAGAGTAGTTAAATTATCAGAATCTAAATTAACTGAATTAGTTAAACGAATTATGTCTGAACAAGATAGTGAAAGATATATGTTTTTTAGTAATTTAGAACAAATTCATAGACAAACAGGTTTATTATTAGAATTAAATAAAAACACTGTTGAAGGTATTTTAGATGGTGGACACGATTGGGCTCAAGACCACGTATCAACCGCAAAAGAAAGCCTTGACCAAGTTTTTGATTTTATGATGAATGAAACTAAAAATGAAGACAATATAACTGTTTTAGAACAAGATTATTCTTCAGACACTGAAAGACCTACAAGTGACAGAGAACGTCAAGTAAAGTCCTTATTTGGTGATAAATATGGACAGTATATTCCTAACGATGTTATTAGATATATAAGAAAGAGTCCTGCTCAATTCATTAAGAAAATCTATCAAATGTACGGAGACAAGGTTTATGATTATCTTGATAAAGCAAAAAGTCAAAGTAATGATGAGGTAGTTTCTGAAGGTAAAAAGAAACCCGGTACTAAATTATGTGCTCGTGGTAAAGCGGCTGCTAAATCAAAATTTAAAGTTTATCCTTCAGCTTATTCAAACGGCTTTGCGGTTCAAGTTTGTAAAGGAACTAAAGCAGGGTTAGACGGTCAAAAGAGGTGTTCATCACCATATTGTTAAAAATAAAAAACCCCCATTAATTGGGGGTTTTATTTTATAAATAATATTTCTTATTATTTTTGGTTATTTAAAAAATTTGTGTATCTTTGTCGTGTTAAAATTATTAAGATGATAAAATACATAAAACGAAAATTAAAACGTAGAGCAGTTAGAAAAAAATTATTGCAGTTCCAAATAATTTATGATGTTGTTGACGCGGGTAAGTTAGCAGACATGAACGATTGTATGTTTATTTTTCGTAATACATTAAAACATCCAAGTTCTATCTATGAAATTGCTCCACTATCTTCACATAGAATTATCGAAAATAAAAAATTGGGAGTGTTTGTAGTATTAGATGATAAAAAAATAACAATCATTAATCACGTTTGTTATTATAGTAATATTTCCATGACCGATAGAGATTGGAATAAAATGGTTAGAATGTTCGATAATAGAGTTCAAGAAAATCGTATGAGAAGAATTGAACAAATGAAATCTCAAGTAGAACATTCATTATCAAAGTTAAAGAATAAAATCTTACTTAAATCAAAAACCCCTACTATCGAGTAAGGGGTTTTTTAAATTCTTCTTTTAATACCTTTTTAATTATATTTCTTAATGATTCATTTTTTGAAGGGGTTTTTAGTCCATTTGGGACAACATCTTCTATAAGGGTGTCTTTGGTTATCTCAACCCATTCATTAACCGTATTTACATCGTATGTATCAATGTGGTATGTACCATCCACACCTTTTTCCCACATACCAACAACGGTGTCTCTATTACCTTTTAATGTTTTACTTTTACTCTTATTATTAAATTCAGATTCAAGGGTATTTACAAATGGGTCTAATTCAGATTTAATCCATTTTCTCAAACCTAATTCAATAGGACCATTGTATTCTCCGGCACTAACGGTCGTTGTATTTTCATCAATAGGAACAATTTTCTTACCTTTACCAGGAGTTTGATTTAATACCCCACCTTCTTCATCATTCTGCTCCGGATGTTTTTTTACGTATTTGGCAATTTTTCTTGATTCTTTCTCTATTTTAGATATTTTAGATTTTGGAGTACTCATCTCACCATCATAACTATCAAACGCTAATTCAGCACTATCATATTTTGATGTAGGTACAGTAAATGGTTGTAGTTGCTCTTTATTGAACAATCTAACTCCCGGGCTCAAAGGAACTCTTACTTGTCCCGAGCCACGATGACCGGTTGCCTCTTTAATTTGATTTTTGTTATTTTTATTCATATACTTATAAATATACAAAATTTTAATTATGGAACAACAACAAGAACTATTCGGAAAATTATTTAATACAATCCCATTGTACAACGAAGACCATTTAGATGTCCTACTATCAACAATGGATAAAGAACAATCAATCTATATCCTAACACAAGCAGTTAGTTTTGCATTTCATTCAGGGATATTTTCATTGGGGGAATCTGAAATCATCTCAAAATCAATTAGAACTTTAAATAAAGTTGAAAAAAATGTTGTAGAGTAAAAAATAATAATTACATTTGTAAAAAATATTTATATTATGAAAAAATTATTAATTATCTTGTTATTATTAGTTAGTGGTTTGTCGTTTTCTCAAGAAAAGAAAAAAGTTTCAACCAAAAAAATAGACCAAACCGTTACTCAAAAAATGGACTCCTTATCTAAAGTTTATAAAGTAAAAGTTATTGGCTCATATAAAATAACCCATAACGATGTTTATGTTGAAGGAATTGTTTATGAAGACAAATCAGGAAATGTCCACGATAAAGAAACTAAAAGAATTAAAATTAATTAAAAAAGGGTGATTAAATACAACCTCCCTCTATTTTAAATCCTGTTGACCCCATTCCAGGACCCCCAATAGGTGCATAAACAAAAAATAAATTATTACCTTTACTAGTATCATATACTAATTCATATGGTGTAGTTCTTTTTTCATAAAGTACGAACTCTCTAACACCATTATTATATTGCTCTAATAAATTAACGAATCCTAAAGAAACTTCACCAGTACCTGTATTAGCTTGTAATATTGACTTTAATTTTTTCAAATCATTTTTGTTAATTAAATCTAATGAAATATTTTTTAATTTTTCGTTTTTAAAAATCAATGAAACTAATTCATCTATTGATGAAACATTTTTAGTAATTATTTTACTACCACTAACTGCAGGGGATTTTTGGTTATATATTTTAGTTAAACTATCAACCCACGCAGGTATATAATTTATTATATCATCCAAATATAATTCTGTAGATACATATCCGGTGTCTAATGTTATTTGTTTTTGAGTATCAGTAACAATTAATCTATCAGGCATTGTTCCCGTATCAAAACTCAATTTACCTTTATCATTTAAGTCATTTTGATATTTTGAAGGTAAAATTGCAATATAATTATTCGATTTAGAACCTTGAACTCCTTCATAGTCAATGTTAAAGTTACACTTCTCAGTAGATTTTTCTGCGGATAAATTTAAAGTTACATATTGATATTTTGTATAGTCAGGGTGTTTAGAACCTTTGGTTTCATCCCACTCAGGACCTTGAGCTCCTAAATTATTAATTTTAATAGATATTTTATCACCTAATTTTGATTTTATATATTTTTCAACTTCCGAAGCTCTTAATTTGGATAAATCTCCTGAGTTTAACCCTACACCTTCATTTGGAACTTTCGATTCTGATGAATTAATCACGATAGTGTTAAATGAACCTTTACCGGATTTTAAATAATCATTAATTTGTTTTATTGCATTATCAATTTCAGTAGTATTATTTAACTCATATTCACCACTAGGAAACGAATTTGAAATATTAAATTTTATAGGTTCTGTAATATCTTCTTTAATTAAATAAAGTTTTTTAGTAGCACTTTCATGAAGTCCTAAAATTCTATTTTTTTCTTCACTTGAAATTTCAAATAAATTTTTCATAATTTTTCTTTTAATATAAATATAAGATAAAAAAAAAGAGGACAAATATTTGTCCTCTTTTTGGTATATCATAAGATATTGATTATCTCAATTCTCTTAAGTCAAATGTTCTAACACCATCAACGGTAATTCTTCCGTAAAAACGGTTATTTACCATCTTTTTCGCGTAACGAGTCATTATACCTTTAATCGGTGTAAAGTTGAATGGGTTGTACATTGTAGGTGTTAATTGTAATGGTACATACGGAGCGTAAATGTATCCTGTGTCTAACAATGATGTTCCTTTGTGTCCAATTAACACTTGGTTAGCTGGGAAGTAAGGGTCACGGTAAACTTGGTAACGACCTGCTAATGTACCTACTCTTTCAATACCCATGTTGTATTGGTCTTGCTCAGGAGACGCATTAGATACGTGGAAGTACTCTAAATCATCAAAGATAGCTGAAACTTCAGAAGAAACAACAATCCAGTTTGCTCCACCTCTTAATGTAGATTTGTGGATTTGTGCAGACAATTGGTTGATTGCTGTAATTAATGTTTGGTTCCAATCTTTTTGAGTATAAGAAGTTGTTTGAGAAATTCTTCTCCAACCATTGTAATCCCAACGTAAGTTCCATGCTGCACCTTTACGTAAATCTCTTAAGATTTCACGGTCGATTTCAGCCGCAACTTGTTCAGATAATAAAGCTGTTAATTCAGCTTCAGCATCGATGTTGTGGAAAGCCGCAACGTCTTGAGCTAACTCAGGAGACCATTGTGCTCTTAATTTTCTTTCTGTAACAGATACAGTAACTGAATCTAAATCGAAAGAAACCTCACCGATTTTATCTTCAAATTCTAACTCTTCGTAACGTCTGAAAGCCGCTGCGAATGAAGTTCCTGATACCGCAGTTTCGATAGTAGTACCTGTGTAACCATCTAAAGATGTAGAATCACAATCAGCACATACCGGACAAGATAAATCAACTTCTAACCAAATACATCCATCAGCGTCACAAACATTTTTGAATGAACCACCGTTACCTGTATTAGATGCTGTACCCGCTGGGTTACCTGAAGGGAAGTAAGTTTGAGTAGTATTACCATATTTCACAATACCTCTACCATAGATTTGAGTCACAACTCTAAATAATAAAGAACCTGTACTAACTGTACATGGTGAAGTTGAAGAAACAGTTAAACCATTTCCTGTGTAAACGATTAAGTCAGATAAGAATGATTCAGTATCCATTTCGTTACCATCAGGTCCGATTAATTTTCCTGCACCTGTATCAGCAAAACCACACATTTTAATGATAACTTTTCTTGTGTTACCTGAAGCAATAACTGCTGCTCCATCAGTTGTTCCTGAAATGTTAGCATCAACTAAAACTCCACCTGTCCATTTTTGGATAGTTGTAGTAGCAGTGATTGCTGACCAACGACCTTTAGAATAATCAAATAATCCTGGAGGGTCTAATTGAGCCTCATTTCCTTCATAGAATAAATCATAAAGATTTTTTTCGTATACAGGGTTATAAGTTCCTGAACCTGTAGTGTAACCTGCATTTGGATTACCACCTGTACCGTTAGGTGAAGGTAATGTACCATCATTGTAGTTACCCGGAGCTCCAACAGGTGCATAGTGCTCACCTGAATATTGTCCTGCAATACCATCTTTATATCCTTGGATTTTTGGTACAAAGTAGAATAATTTACCGATTGGTAAGTTCATAGCTTGTACAGAAACGATGTCATTCGCTAATAATTTAGAGAATACTCTTCTTACGATAGGAAATACAACAGTTTCGAATGAACCTGAAGACCCGTCAGAAGTTGCTTCGTTTATTAAGAAAGACGCTTGGTTCTCATATAACTGAGCTACGTTTTCTCTTAAGTGACCTTTAAGACCTTCTAGAAATCCTAATTTGTCCCATTTATTAATTGTGTCCTCTTTAATAACTTTAAGGTGTTTTAACCCGATGTTACCAACTAGACCTGATTCTAATAATGCTCCCATTTTTTTGGTTTTTATTAATTTTTTAGTTTATTTTTATTTTAATTTTGACATTAAATCTTTCATTCTCAAGAACTGTGGATTCTCATATGTTTTAGATTCAATTAAGTTAACTGCCGACCCTGTTGAAGGTGCTTTAGCAATTGTTCTTTCTAATGATTCATTCATAGGTTGAGATGCAGTCCCTGTAAGTTCATCTTTAATGACTTTGTATAAGTTTTTAGATTCTTTAATGTTTTCAACACCGTCAAATCTTCTTAAGATATTTATTTTTTCTTGTTTTGATGTTGAATGTTCTGTGAACAAACGAGTAGCGTAAGCTAAGTTTGAATTAAACACTGCAACCTCATTCAATTTATTTCTAAATACGTTAAGAGCTTTTCTGTATTCTTCATTCTTTTCTCTTAAAACTTTTAATTCACTTGTGTTTTGGTTCTCTTTAATTGCGGTATTAAAAGATGAGTGAGCTCTTGGTTTTGGTAACCCACCTCTTCTGAAATTACTTCCATTACCTAATGTACGAGAAGCCTCTTTAGGTTCAACTTTTTTAGTTGTATTAGCAATTTTAGTTGTTTGCTCTTTTGTTTCTGTTTTTTTAACAGATTTCATTTTTCCTTCAAGATTTTCACCTTCTTTATATTCAAATTTAGCTTTACCTGTTCCCATTGTTGGATTAACTGATTTTTTCACAGTTTTAAATCCACCATTTTGGTTTGGTTTTGCATCATATTTAAATTTACTAGGATTACCCATTCCGGTTCCTTTTGGTTTTACAGACATTTTAGATTCCATCATTGTGTCATCATCCATATCCATATCGTCTTGTTCTTCTATTTCCATGTCCATGTCGTCTTGCTCTTCTAACTCTGAATCATCTTCGTCATCAAAAGAAATTTCATAAACGATTTCTTCATCGTCCATATCTTCTTCTTCGTCAAACATCATTTCATCACTTTCTCCAAATTCAGAATCTTCGTCGTCATTATCAAATACTCTAGAGATAATATCTTCGATACCTTCAGAATCCATGTCCTCTTCTTCGTCATCGAAGTCCATATCTTCTTCTTCGTCGTCAAATTCTTCGAACATTTCTAATTCATCTTCACCTTCACCAACAATCATATATTCTTTGTTGTTCTCTTCGTCTTTTAAACTGATGTTACCAGAATCATCTTTAGTAACAACAATATTATCTTCAGGTCCCATCAATTGGAATACACGTAAGATTTCTTCATCATCTTCTACGTCAGTAAGGTCTATGGTGTCTTCATCATCCATATCCATATCCATATTATCGGTATCCATGTCATCTTCCATATCCATATCAACATCTACGTCGTCCATTTCTGTATCGTCCATATCTGTATCCATATCCATGTCATCCATGTCAACCTCAGTGTCAATCTCCTCATCATCTTGTTCTGTAAGAGATTCTTTTACTAGTTCTTTGATTTCTTGCGACATTGTCGAAGCAAGTATTCCTTTTGCATTTTCCGCTACCGCCTCTTCCAAATTTTTCATTTGGATGATAGCTTCTTCAACTAAAGATTTTTCTTTTGCCATTTGTGTTTAAGTTATTTTAATATATAAATATCTCCCATTATCAAAAAAGCATTATTTTTGCTAATTTGATAATGAGTTTTTTATATTAATAAATATTACCAAAAAAATAAAAGCATAAAAAAAGGAGACATTTCTGTCTCCTTAATTAATTATTGAATATAAATTCTTATTCTATCACTTCATCAATTTTACTTTCAACAATTGCTGTGATTCTCCATTCCATTGTATAATGCTCAAATACTTTTGTTACTTTAGCCTCTACGTCAGTTGGGTTGTAACCACTCACTAATTTTTCTTCTCTTAATTTTTTAATCTTACCTGATGCCTCATCAACTGAGTCCAATGTAATTTTTGCAATGAAATACTTTTCGTCCATAATTTTTTCTATTTAGTTTAATATCCTAAATAATCGTTTAATTTTTTCATTAAGTCAAGTGATTTATTTCCTGAATCACCAACATGTCTTTCAATACTCATTTTTTTCTCTTCTTCTAAGTTCTCGTCATACAGATGTTTGTCATCTTTATTTAAGAATAGATACGCTCCCGGAGTTGAAGGTGAGGACACCAAGTCAAAACAAATTAATTCAAAATCGTCTTGTACTTCATTTTGTTCACCAATCTTTTTAAGAGAACCTACACCTCTTGACGATATACCTAAAGTAACACCTTGTCTTAAGTAATTTGCTGCCAAATCTCCTTTGGTTGAACAAATACCTCTTTCGTGGTATCCCGGTGATGTCAATAATTTAATCTTTCCCATTAGGACATTACCTTCCCACCATACTTCGGTGATTGCGTGAGAAACTCTATCTAAATCAATTAAAGATGATTCCGGGTGATTTAACTCTGAAAGAGCTGTACCCTTTTTAATCATTTTTTTATAATTATCAGCTTCTCTTTTTAATATACGTTCAGGGTATAATCGACCATTTCTATTTGGTGTATCATATTTTTGTAATACAGCATAAAATTCAAATGGTTTTGAGTGGTCTAACATTTCATTAGATTCTCTTATTAATGTTTCGTTACGATTATCCTTTGGATTAATATATCCGGCATCGTATTCAACTAATATACCTTTTCCTGATTCGTTCGGTTGTAATATTCTTAAACTCATTTTAAATGTTTTAATAATAAATATTAAACATTTTCGGTTTGTAACGTATCTTTAACGGATTTGATTTTTTTAGTTAGATAAAACTTAAAATAATTGTTGTCATAAAAGTTATCGTTGTAGATTTTATTTGTAATTTTTAATAATGTATCTTTAATTTGTTTTGATTTAAAATCGAGGTTTTCTTCTATAACATAGAAATTAACTTCTAAATTCATAAATGATTTTTTACCCAAATTTAATCCACTTGACCTTAAATCTAAATCTACAATAAATTTTGTATCAAAAATTTTATTATTTAACGACTCGTAAACCGAGTGTTTAATACCCCTACTTAAATTTAAAACTGTTCTCGACCAATTATCGGATTCATAGATTGGTTCAACCCATGTTTGTACGTTTAAGTAAAGTGATTTCAAGTTTACAGAATCAACTGTCCCATAAACAACTTTCGCGGTTTTGAAACCTGTTAGTTGAGAGGTTTTCCCCTTTTTCATTAATTTTCATATTTTTCCTTTTATTTTTAAAAAAGATAGGTAAAATAAGGGGTCAGGTCAAATTTTTTGTTATTTTGATATATATGTTATATATGTTAATAGTTAAATTAGATAAAAATACACCAATAGAGAAAGCACTGAAACTCTATAAAAGTAAAGTTATCAAGACACGTCAAAGTTCTGAACTTAATAAGCGAAAAGAATTTATCAAACCTTCCGTAAAAAAAAGAAACGTGTTAGCTAAGGCTAAACACGTTCAATTAAAATATTATTCGGATAACGATTAAAGATTCTCGTTTAAACTTTTAAGTTTAAAATACGTTAATTTGTCGTACTTCTCTGATAACACTTTTGTAAGTGTTTCATCAATTCTAGTTTTCACTGAATTATCTTCGGACGAATTCTTCATTGCTTTTAATTTATCAACTACATTTTCTTTAAGGGTGTTATATTTCACGGATAATTCACCATCATCTTCAGATAACAATTTAACTATTTCAGCTTTGTCAGATTCACTTAAAGTATCAATATAATTCTTAATAGTTTTATTTGCAACACTAACCATAGTTGATAATGGAAGTTCAATACCTTTGGATTCTGTAATTGGAAGTTTTTTCAAATTCTCAATAATTAAATTTTTACTTTTAATTCTTGATTCAATGGTTAAAACATCTGTTGAAAATAAGTTATCGATATTTTCGTATGAGTTATTAGATTTAGTATTTCTAACCCACATATTTAATTTTTTCAAATCTGCCGGTAAAATTTTATTCACAGCATTTTCATATAGAGTAATACATTCGTGGATGTATTCTCTTGAATATGATTCACTCAAACCTTTTTTAGAGTTTAACTCATCATACATATAGAAAATCTTACTAACATTTTTATTCTCTAATACAAGTTTTTTAAATGTTTTTAATTCGTCTTTAAATGTGTCGTTTTTATACGACTCAAGTAATACGTTTTCTATCTTCGATTTTAATATACCAAACTTTGTCATTTTCTTTTTTAATTATAAATATCAATCATTTAAGATTTTATCCAATTCTTTTTCCATATCACCTAAAGAATTTCTTGCTCGAGATAAATCAATGTAAGAATCGTCTTCAGTTAGATTACCACTTTCCAATAAGATATTCAAATTATCTCGTTTGACTGATTCAGGAGTTATTTCAGCTTCACCACCCGGTGCCGGTGCTCCACCCGGTTCAGGTGCTCCACCCGGTTCAGGTTCTCCACCTAAGTCAAGTCCTCCACCTAAGTCAGATTCAAGACCTCCTCCACCTCCTCCACCAGGTGGTGGGGCAGGAGCAGCCGCTCCAACGGCCGTAGTTCCGGATTTACTCGCGTATAATTTATCTATAGTATCAAATACACCCGTATGAGTAATTATGGTTGCGGTATTAGTTAATTCCGCACCAACCGCTTTTTCAATACGTTGTTGTTGTAAATCTAATTTAATTTCTTCATCAGAGAATCCTAATACGTGTTTCTTAGCCCATGTAACAGATACCGGAGCGATACCTTCGATAGCCGCAACAGCATCTTTATACAATAAAATTTTCTCTTTCCAAATATCAATTTTTAATAAATCTGCTTGAGATGATGGGTTTGTAAGAGCCAATGTAAAGTTTGACAATTCATCCTCAAATCCTAATAAGAATAAATGAATAATTGCAACTTTATTTAATTCGGCAATCATAGATTTTTGAATTCTATTAATTGTTCTTGCGAAACGAATATCCATTAAAGATAAATTTTTACCATCACCCGTTACTTCCTCAAAACCTAAAAACGCTTTAGGAACACGAAGTGCTGTTAATAATTTCTTTTGGATATATTCAATATCGGCAATCTCCGCCAAATTTTGTGCTCCCGGTAAGGTATCAATTGGACTTGGTGCCGCAGGGTCACGAACAGGAATAAAGTAATCTTGGTCAACAGCCATTTGATTAAATCTCATATCTACATTCCCTGTTTGAGAATCAACCACTTGACTTCTTTTAAATTTGTTAGCCACACGTTGTACATATGGTTCAACATCTTTATCGTCCATATTACCAACATAAACTTTAAATACACGTCTTTCAGGAGCTCTTGAAGTTCTATAAATCAACATCGCATCTTCTGAAAGTAATAATTGTTTCCAAATACGTCTCGCTTTCTCCAACATAGAAGTACCATAAGGAAGTTTTCTATCATCACCTAATAATCTAAAATGGGCAATCTCCCATGAATTGAATTCCATGTCTTTAATTTTCCATTTGAAACGTAATCCTTTACTATCCGCAGGTTCTTCAACATTTGCTGATTTCGCAGCCATACCTCTCTCCAAACGTTCTATTTCAATGTTTGGTAATTGCATACACCCAACAATGCCTTTTTCCGCATCCAATTTTAGATACACGAAGTTATCTCCATATTTACAAGTATTTCTTGTCCACATAGGTAAATTAGTATTTAAATCTAATACGTTGTTAAATAAGTCAGTTAAGATTCCTTTAATTCTTTTTGATTCAGAATAAATCTGTAACATATATCCATTTTGGTCAACAGTTGTTGATTCTTCACCATAGATATCCAAAGCGGCAGAAATTTCAGGAGTATACTCCATCGATTCATAATCATAAAATGAAGCTAAACGAGTTGGTTCATAATATACCGCTTGAGTATATAAATTACTTTCAATTTTAGTCCATTGATTGGCTAGATAATAAGTTTGTTGTGCCTGTAATTTTTCTCTCTCGTATTCGGCTTTAGACGTGGTTTTTAATAATTCCTTCTTATCTAACTGATATACGGGATAATCTTGATTCAATAACGAATTTGGTCCAAATGCTTTGGATAACCTTTGCCAAACTGTTAAATCATTATTTTGATTGTTTTCCATATGAAAAATTTAAATATTTTTTTATTTTAATAAATAGTTTAGATTAACCAAATATCATCATGGGATTGTTGGTGTGGGGGTTGGCGTTGGATAATTAACCGGTGGTACAGGTATTGGGAACGGGTCACAATCAACAATTAAGTTATCACCATTTTCTGCTATAATACGGATAAAGTCCTCAGTCGCTAAGTAACAAATCTCAACAATTGGTGAAGGTGTCATTGTAGGTGTTGGCGTAGGTGTTGGCGTACCCGTTGGTGGTGGTGTAGGTGTTGGAGTAGGTGTTGGTTCTGCCGTTGGTGTTGGTGGAAGAGCTCCACTAAATGTGTCAATAGTTCTAGGTCTATTAAAATCAGGTTCAAATACTTTAACACTTAAAATATCTTGACCAGGAACAACCATTCTAGACCCTGCGAAAATTTTACCTGATTTTTTTCGATTTACAAAACCACCTGATTTACCGACACCCAAATTAAGAGTTGCATTAGCATACAAATCTGCATTTGCATCAAATGTTATACTATTATTTAAAGTAGAAGTTTTTCTATCGGTAATACCCATTTATGTTTATTTGATAAATATTATCTTGTACCAAATAACCAGCCATATTTCATATAATCGTCTCGACTTATATTTCCATTACTAAATTGACCAATTCTTTCTCGAGTATTTGGTATTACGGGGTTAAACGCTAATGATTCACTTACATTGTCATTATTAGTGACCGCCCAAGAATCAATCATCGCTTTAGTATGTTCAGTAACTTTAGTTAATTTACTAAACGATGATTCAGCAACGTAGGTTGCCATCGCAATAGACATGATTAAATCGTCGTGATGACCTTTTTGGTGGTCAGGTCTACCATTCATATAAATAAATGTATTCATTTCATTATACAAACGAGAACTATAAATTCTAAATCCATGTCTCATTACTTCTTCAAACGAAGCAATAATTTGAACTCTTTTATTATTAAAGTTTATTCCCGGAATTTTCTCCGCAGCTTTTGGGTCGTATTTCCATTTGTTTGCCGTGTCAACACCATCAACATATAAATCTTTATAATTCATTTCTTGAAGTTTTCTTGATGTTGAAACACCCATACCTCCAGTGATATCTATTACCACAAAACAAGAATAGTTTGTCGCCCATTTGTGACAAATTTCCGCCATAGTGTCCGGAGGTAATTTACCCACATACTCAGCGACTTGTTCTTGAGTATCAAAATCGACAATTTGGAATGAACTAAAATCTTCAGAATCCCCACGAGAAACGTCGACACCCATAATGTATTTATGTCCAATCACAGGTTCTTTCCAAATCCAAAGAGCATTCCCCATTAACTTTGATATAGGTTCAAGAATCATATTTTCACGAATCTTTTGCATCATAAGAGAATCAAATACGTTATCCCCCGAACCTAAGAAGTTACATTCTAACTCTTGGGATACTTTACGTTTATCGTATTTTAATTTCTTAACCATCGCCTCAAACCAAGATGAACAAGGTTTATACCCGGCATCCATAATAATTCTTAACTCTTTATAATTTCTATTTTCATAAGGTATTTTAGACCAATCAAGAAATTCATCTGGTTTATAATCTTCTTTATTCAATAGGAAATGAATTATATCATCAGTTTTTACCAAGAATAAATCTTTAGTATAACGTGGGTCACGATACCAAAACATCTCGGTAATTTTGAAGTCATTCATATTACGTAATGCTTGGTCATATATTTCGTAGTAAATTGGGTCGTATCCGTTTGGAGTTGAAACAACAATTACTTTACCCCCCGTAGATAGGGACGCCATACAAGCAGCCCAAAAGTCACTGTCAGCTTCGATAAACGCCGCCTCGTCAAATACAAGTATTGTTGGTGTAAACCCACGCAAGGCATCTTTCGATGTCGCAACGGCTTTAACCTCACAACCATTTGTTAATTTATAATGTTTTTGGGAATTTTTTGCTTTATCAAAATCTACACCTGTCCAAGACGGCCATTGAGCAACGAACGCTTTTATTTTATTAGCCATCTCCAGTGAAGTATCCAACTTATTGGCGATAATCAATATTTTTTCGGGGGTTTCTTTTCTTGCGAATACTAACTTTCGTGACATCCAAGCCGCGGTAACTGTTGATACCCCGGCCTGTCTGTACTTTAATGCAATGTTTTCATTGTATTCTTCGTAATCTTCTAATAAAGATAATTGGTCAGGAAAAAGTTCTAATGGAACATATTTTTTAACCGTATTATCATATGTTTCTAAATACGTTCTAAGTGCGTATTCAACATCTCGATTACATTTTACGTATTCAATTAATACTTGTTCTTTTGTTAAATTTGACATAAGTCGGTTTGGTTTTTAGAACCCAAGTGCCGACAAATCAAAATCATCCAAGTCGTCGTCACCGTAGTCGTCATCATCATTATCGTCACCCATTTTTTCATCATACTCATCTTTTTTCAAATCATTAACGATTTCGTCAACCATTCTTTGAATAAATTGAGCACCTTGTGGGTTTCCTTCTAATATTAGTTTAGCTACTCTTAAAAACTCTTGTGCTGATAGTTTCGAGAATCTCACAAATAAATAATGTTGGATGTGTTTCATATCATCATCAAACAATTTATCAGGATACGCCTCTAAAAATTTTTCCCAAAATATTGGACCTAATCTAGAATCCCATATTTCGGCAGGTAATGTATCTTCCGCCCCTAAAACCATTTCGGCTTGTTTTGGGTCATCAGGTAAACCATGTGTTCCAAATACTTCATAAACACCTTTCACTAATTCGTGAACTAATAATGGAAACGTCATAGCTCTTGCCTTAACTGTTGGTGGGTCTGTTTCATCATCCACTTCACTTTGACCCATTTGTCCACCACCTGAACCTGCCATACCTTCCATATCCGGGTATAACCAATATAAGTGTTCCATAAGGGCTTGTGTAACACCATAATGATTAAGTAAGTTAGGGTCTAATCTACTTAATTCATCACTAACTAACACATACATATGACCACCTTTAAAAGCCGCTCCTTGTATTAACGAGTTAATTAATCTTCTTTTTGATTTTTCTAAATTAAATTTTTCAAATTCATCAGCAAAATCCTCTAATTCTTCAGAATGGTCTTCCGCCTTTTTAAATGCGTCTTTAACTTCTTCATCACTAGGTTGTTGAGGTTCTGTCTGCATTCCTTGAGCCGCAGCCATAGGTCCGTGAACTAATTGAGCATCGAATTGTAATGACCCTTCAGGAATACCAAGTTCTTTAACAACTAAATTAACTGCTAATCTTTCAAGATATTCTTTATTTTGAGATTCAACCTGTACAATTCTTTGCAAACCATTCATTACTGTCGACATTAGACCCATCATTGGATTGTTTCCTTGAATTGCGGTAGTATCCCCCAAATATCTTCTTACTTTGTCTACAGAATCCTTAAAACGTTTAGAGGAGATTACTTCAATATAATCTTTATCACCATCTTTTGGTAAAGCTGGATTTTGATTAAATGGAGTTTGTTTTGAAGTAATTTTTCTTTCGATACCCGGTTCCATTCTTTCAGGACCTTCATAATCAATTGGTGCTTCAACTAAACTACTTTTAATTTCTTTAAGTAATGAACGTTCATTTTTAGTAATTGTACCTTCAGATAATTTTCTTTCTAATTTTGTTTTAGCTTTTAAAATCTCTTCTATTTTTATATTTAAACTCATGATTAATCAATTTTAAGACCTATACTATCAAACGATAACCAAGTAGGTAATTCTTTTTTAATAGCTTTAGGTGCCGGTTTAGCACCCGGTTTAGGTTTGTAAGGAGAATCTGTTCCCGGTCTTGTACCTGGTTTAACTTTTGGTTTTACAGGCGCCGTTTTAGTATCTTCGTCAATTTCTTTTTTAGCTTTAGGAGCTGGTTTAACACCCGGTTTAGGTTTGTATGGTGAATCTGTTCCCGGTTTTGTCCCCGGTTTAACTTTTGGTTTTGCCGGAGCAGTTTTTGTGTCCTCACCAATTAAACTTAAAAAATCTTTTTTAGACATTTTAGGTGTTATATGTTTTTCAACTAATCTCATAATTTGTTTTTCTATTTCGTTTTCACCAATATTAACACTTGGAGATATTTTAGTCAAATTATTTTTCATTCCACCTGCCAATGCCGCACCTACTTTTTTAGTATAATCGTCAAAACTAAAATTTTCTTTTGGTTCTTTTTTCTTTTCAGGTAATTTATTAAATTTGGTATCTTTAGCAAACTCATCAGCCATTCTACACCACTTATCTCTAATTTTTTTAGATTGTGTTTTATCATTACATCTTGCAAAGAAATATTTTTGTTGACTTTTAGATTCAAATTTTTCTTGAAGTTGGTTATCCGAATCATCATCCATTCCATCAGGTCCTTGTACTTGTACAGGGTCTTGACTTACTTCACCTTTATCTTCGTCATCTTTATCTACTTCAGTATCTTCACCTAAATCTTTTTGTTCATTAGGTATCGCAGTTATACTACCATCAGTATTTTTATTAATATTATAACCTTTAGGCGCCGCAGGTAAGTTACCACCTTTTTCACCAATTTTATACCCTTTTTTGGCAGGTTCTGTTACAGCACTAACTTGTTCTTGTAATCTATTGAATAATGCGTTAATTTGTTTATCCGACAAATATTGTAATGTTGAAGCTTTAAATCCTTCTTTAATAAGTTTCAATTTTTTTTGATTAGTGTTCATATACAACTTTTTTTTCAAATTCTAAAACGATGTCTCGTTCATATAATTTATTTTTTACTGATTCTTCTGTTTCACCAAACGAAAATACTAATCTAGTTTGTCTATCAAAATCAACGTCATCACTTTCATTTTCATACCCCAAAGCAATTATCCCATCCATAGAATCAATCATCGAAAAATAATCAGAGTTTTGAATTACTGACATGGTTATCATATCATTCTTCAAAACTCCTACTTTTTTTATGTGTTCTAAATCAGGTGGGAGTGGGTATCTGTTGGATGGTTTAGCATCCCAGTTTTCACCCCAAATGTTTTCCAAACTATCCGAGAAAATAAATTCATATATGTTATCCCCTTTATAATTTGGTCCTAATTCGTTAACATATATTAAATAACTCATAGTATCTCACCTTTAGTGTTTACTCTAAGTTGTTTATTATTCATTTCAAATACCAAGTTATGTTTGTTAGTTTTACCAACTAATTTCGCTCCCGGATATTTTGTTATTAATTTTGTAGAAGCAACTTCTTGAGAAATACTTTCAGAAATTTGTTTGATTTTAGAAATCTTATTTTTTCTATCTTCTTTAATTAAATTAACTTTTTGTTTTTTATTTTCAATTAATTGTTTTTCTTTTTGGTCTATTTTAAAATAACCTCTTAATACTTCATCAACTTTTGATTCTGTGAACATACCTTCAAACATACCTTCTAAACGGTCAGCGTGGCTGTCTTTCATTGAATGAGGTCTTAATCTTCTATGTCTTGGGTGAGAAGGTAATTCGTCTTCTACTTCAAAATCAAATTCAAAATCATCAGGATTATCTTCGTCAACGTCATCATACATAAATCCTTCGGCCATTTCAGGTTCTACATCCATATCAGCTTGGATATCTTCAACTTCACTATCATCAGTTAAATCTTCACCATCCATATCGTCACCACCTAAATAATCGTCAGCTTCAATATCTTCAAATTTATTCATTATTTCTTCTTTATCTTCCTCATCTAAAGATGCTAAATCTAAAGCTGATAAGATTGAGTTAATAACATACTTAATGTCTTTAGAAGTCATTGGTTCGTCTTCTTGAGCATCTTCAAACGCTCTTAATTTTTGAGCCAATTTACCGGTTAACTTTTGAATAACTTTTAACGTAACAATTTCGTCATCTTCAGTATCCATTTCGTCATCACCTAAATCAAGTTCTTCTGTATCATCAATATCAAATTCGTCTTCAGGTGCCGGAGCAGGTGCCGGAGCGGGAGCCGGAGCGGGAGCCGGAGCGGGAGCCGGAGCAGGTGCCGGAGCGGGAGCTGGAGCCGGTGCCGGTGCTTGTTCTTCTGTTTCTCCACCTTTCATTTTTAAAATATACTTGGTAGCATCATTTTCATAAAATAAATTAACGTTAGCCTCTTGACCTTCATTAACATTTACTTCTTTTGCAATTAAGTTAAGCCTTTTGAACGCTTGAGAATAAGATGAATAATACTTTCTATTTTTCATTGGCTCTAAATAATCCACTTCATCAGTAGATTCAGTCAAACTTCTTTTAATGATATAACCATTTTTTTCTTTAATAATTTGATAATTTCTACCGTCGGCTAATGTTCTATTATAGTCAACTGATGTGTTCTCATTTATCGGTGTAGGTATGTTTTCATTGTATTTTGCGATTTCCATGATACGTTGAATTTTCTCCATACCTTGTAATTTTTCGCTACCAATCGGTTTTAAATTATTTCCCATTTGTTAATTTTTTATAAAATTATTTTATATATAAATATATTCGGAATCAAAAATGTTGTAATCCCGACAGGTTTATTATTGATAATACCTATTTTTTATTTAAAAAAGATTTATATCAACGAATTTTATTTATAAATAGTTGTGAATTAAAAAAAAAATATTATCTTTGTATAAATATTAAAACATCAACAGATATGAAAAAATTAATCACCATTATTCTTTTTATTTTTATTTCAAGTTTATCTTTTGGTCAACATGCAATAAAAGCCGGTAAATATTATGAATTAGATAAAGTGTTTACACGAGATTCCATATCAGTTAAATTATTAATGGATACCTACAAATTAGATATCACTAAATTATCCGCTGTTAAATTTTTTGGGGAATTTGAGTTATCTGACAATTTACATCATAATTACTCTCATTCAGAATACACATATATTTTAGAGAAAAAAACTGGAGTAGTTACATTAAAATCACTTAATTATAATGAAAATCTATTAAAACTTAATAAATACGTTATGGTTTTTTGTTTTGACGATAATACTACAGAGAAAAAAACTATCACCATTAAAATATTTTAATAAAAAAAAGGGTCTTTAAGACCCTTTTTTAGTTATTTGTGGAAGTTTAATAATTAATCTTCTATTAGGTGCCGTTTGATTTTCATCTGTTACGTCAGGCCATTTTTTACCCTTAGCAAATTGGTCAGTTTCTCCAATACCTTTAGGTATAAAATTTAATTTAATTCCCGGTAAACTATTTTTAAGAAGTGAAGCAATTGTTTCTGCTCTTTTTTTAGATAAATCCATATTATAATCTTTTCTTTTTTGACCTGTTTTAAGTTTACCTTCAGGGTCTTCATCGATAGATGCTGATGATATTACTTCTACATCTCCTGTAGCATCAGAATAATTAGTTTTAATTGATTTGATAAAATCTTTAAATTCTTGTTTAGCCTCATCTGTTAAATTAGTCTCATTAAATCTAAATGGACTTTCAATATTTAATTCAAATGGTGTATCTTCTGGTGTGTCTTCAGGTGTTTCAGGTGTAGGTTTATTTGAAAAATATTTAGCACTAGCACCAGGAAACAATTGTATTAAAATTCCATATCCTCCTTTTTTAACATACATTACCGGAGATATTGTATCATCTTTAGATTCTTCATATCTACCCTTTAATAAACTTAAGTCTTGTTTTATTATCTTTGCAGTGTAAAGTGTTGGTGAACCAACCTTTGATTTGTCGGTTGGAGATGGGAGTCTTCGGTCATTTGGTGCCATTGCAACAAATTTATAATCCATATTAGCATTTTGTAATGGTACTAAAGGCTCACCACCTACCGAAGATGAATAAAGGTCAGGCCAATATTTGTCAGTAAGTTCAAAATTTAAACCCCAACCATAATCTGAAACTAATTCTTTTGTTTTATAATTAACTTTAAAATTATATAAATCACCATTTACATATTTCCACTGTTGTCCATCAGCAACATCAACAATTGAATATAAGTAATTTTGATTAATTTTAAAATAAAATTCACTTCCTAATTTATAAAAAGATTCATCAATTTCTTCTTCTTTTTCTTCTTGTTCTTGAAGAACTTTTTTAACTAAATTGTATAATTCTGATTCTGTTAGTTTTATAATTTTTTTTCCCATAATTTTTATTTATTAATATATATACCTTTCTTTCAAAGAAAGATTTTTATCTGAGTGTTTTGTTTGAAAATCAAATAGTTTTTGAATATAACCATTTCGTCTTAAAACTTTAAAAACCAAGTTTTCATTTGAGAATTCCCCCCCATCTTCTAAACCTCGTGTTCTGTATTTTTTAAGTTTATCTTTAAATTTATTTATAATTTCTTTAGAAGTTTCTAACGAATCCTCATCTTCAGCATCATTGATTACATCATCAATCATTTTCATCCATTCTTCAGATTTAGTTTTAATTAACGTTGTGTCAATCTCAACATCTTCTTTTTTTGGTTTAGTTATCCACTCATCCATCAATACAGAATACTCTCCACTACTAGTGTGAGGTTCACTTGTATCCTGAACATACAATTCAACATCATAACCAAAAATGGTAATATTATGTTTATCGTTATATAATGTTTTCTTTAATCGGAATAGTTCTTCGTATAAAGGTAATTCTTTTTCCGAGAATTGTTTGAAGTCAACAAGAATGTGTAGGTCAATATCAGAATATTTTGACCAATTGTAGTTTGCTAATGAACCGGTCATAACAACATCGTCCACAACCATATCCACACCAATAAAGTCAATAAATTCGTAAGCAATTTGAAGTAGACGTTCTCTAACCTTTGGCACCATGATTTCATCCTGACCTTTTGGGTCGGACATATACCTTTCATTAGGTAGTTCCCAAATTTTAGGATTTAACTCATCTTGTAGATGAAAGCTAGATAATATACTTTTTAAATTACTCATTAACAATAAATACTTAAATAAGTATAATTGTTATACTTTTTTGTATTTGAATTTTTTAGATATATCTGTGGTGAAGTATTTTCCTTGAGATTCCGCCAATCTAAATTTGGTATAAACATTATGAGGTACATCTTCATATTCATATTTAGCCCCATTTTTAAATTCAGCAATCATTTTTTTTGTAGTAGTATCGTATTCAGTTCTTACGATGTTTGTTGACTCAATCTCATTGATGATTTTAGTCCCGTCTATTATTTCTTTTTTTATCGCCATTATCTAAAGGTGTTTTTAAGTCGATTATTTTTAGTTTATCCATAAGATAATCACTAAACTCATTATGGTCAACATCACCGAAAAAACTTTTTATTTCAAAAAACACTTCATTTCTTAAATCTGAAAATTTTTGAAAATTTCTCATTATATCAGTCGGATAATATGGGGGACTTTTCAAATCTTCTTCGGTCCACCCCTCACGTTTAAACGCCTTACGTAAATTGTAATAAGTTTGAGACAACTCATTATCAACACCTAACGTGTCAATATATTTCATCCAATGTTTTTTATGTTCCATTTCAATAAATATAATTTAAATTTGTTTTGTCCATTCAAATATTTGCATTACTTTTGTTCCAATCATTTGAAAAAGTGAAAATAACCCTTATACTTAAATAAAACAATTAATTATGACAGAATCTATGGATGGTGGAAGTAACGGTGGAAATAAAGCAGTTAAAACTGATTCATCAACTCCCGTATTAGACAATTTTAGTAGAGATTTAATAAAACTTGCCGAAGAGGGTAAACTTGACCCGGTGGTTGGTAGAGAAAGAGAAATCACTCGAATTGCACAAATCCTTTCACGTAGAAAGAAAAATAACCCAATTATTATTGGTGAACCTGGTTGTGGTAAAACCGCAATTGTTGAAGGTCTTGCCATTATGATTTATAATGGGGATTGTCCAAGAAACTTAATGGACAAAAGAATTGTGTCATTAGATATGACATCAATTGTTGCGGGAACAAAATATCGTGGACAATTTGAAGAAAGAATGAAAGTCATTATCGAAGAACTTCAAAACGAACCAAACATCATTGTATTCATTGACGAAATCCACACAATCGTTGGAGCAGGTAATTCATCAGGTTCAATGGACGCGTCGAATATCTTCAAACCAGCACTTGCTCGTGGAGAGATTCAATGTGTTGGGGCAACCACTTTGGATGAATACAGAAAAAACTTTGAGAAAGACGGAGCGTTAGAAAGACGTTTCCAAAAAGTTGTTGTGGATGCTGCAACCAAAGAAGAGACATTAATCATCCTTAAAAATGTAAAAGACAAATACGAGAACTACCACAAGGTAACTTATACTGATGAAGTATTGTCTGTATGTGTTGATTTAGCAGACCGTTATATCACAGATAGAGAATTCCCGGACAAAGGATTCGACATTATTGATGAGGTTGGAGCGAGAAGTCAGGTAGATGTGAAAATGCCAGATTCAATTGAAAAATTGAAACTTCAAGCGTCAAACATTAAACAAGAAAAAATTGATGTAGTAAAACAACAACGATACGAGGAGGCGGCAAACCTACGTGATAAAGAAAAACGTATCTTAACCAAACTTGAAGCTGAAAAGAAAAAGTTTGAAGAAGAACTTCTTACACACAAAAAAGAAATCACTTTGGATTTAGTTTATGAAGTGGTTTCCAATATGACAAAAATTCCAGTTACCAAATTAAATGCTGATGAAACCAAACTATTGTCAGAGATGGAAACAAATCTATCTGATAAAGTTATTGGACAATCTGAAGCAGTTTCAAAGATTGCAAAATCAATCCGTAGAAACAGAATTGGTATTAAAGACCCGAACAAACCAATCGGTTCATTCATCTTTTTAGGTTCAACAGGTGTTGGTAAAACATACTTGGCAAAACAACTAGCGAAACAAATGTTCGGTAGCGAAGATAATATGATTCGTGTGGATATGTCCGAGTACCAAGAAAAACACACCATTTCAAGATTAATTGGAGCACCTCCGGGATACGTTGGATACGATGAAGGTGGACAATTAACCGAACAAGTGAAAAACAAACCTTATTCTGTAATTCTATTTGATGAAATTGAGAAAGCAAACAAAGATATCTTTTCAACACTTCTTCAAGTATTAGACGATGGTCACCTTACCGATGGTATGGGGAGAAAGATTAACTTCAAAAATTGTGTCATCATTATGACATCAAATGTTGGAGCTAAAAAATTACAAGATTTTGGTTCAGGGGTTGGTTTTAAAACAGGAGCTAGTTCTTATGTAGAAGAAGAATACAAACGTGAGACACTTAAAAAAGAACTTAAGAAATTCTTTACTCCGGAATTCTTAAACAGAATTGATGAGGTTGTTATCTTTAACTCTTTGGTTAAAGAAGACGTTAAGAAAATCGTTAAATTGGAATTGGACAAACTATCTAAAAGATTGGTTGGATTGAAATATAACATAACATTTGATGAAAGTATTTTAGAACTAATCTCTGAAGTTGGATTTGATGAAACCTACGGGGCAAGACCAATCAAAAGAGCTATCCAAGATAAGATTGAGGATTTTGTATCTGAAGAGATTATCAAAGGAAATATGGTGGAGGGTGTTCCATACACCCTTGTATCCGTAGAGAAAGAAGTGGTGGTCAAAACAGAACCTACCAAAAAGACAAGAAAGAAAAAAGAGGACAATTAGTCCTCTTTTTTTATATTAAATTATTTTTCAAAACTCATAAGAAACCTTTCAAATTCTTGTAAAATATTAGGTTTTGACAATAAAGGAAACTTTTTAGGTTCAATTGCTAATCCCATTCCGTGAATTTTATCTTTAGTTCCTACCTGACTAGGTTCTTTAACTTTTTTGGTTTTAACAATAGCATAATCAGGATTAAAAGTAACAAATAACGTTAATTTTTTTTCAGGTATATTTTTCATAAATTTTAATTCAGAACCCCCTGTTTCTATCGAATAATTAAGTTTTCTCAAAACTGAGTCTAACATTTGAGGTGTTACCTTTTTTTCTTTTTTAGGAGTAGGAGTTGGTACTCCCTGTTCAGAAATTACATTTTTTTTACCTGAGTGCATCTCAAGGATTCTATTTTTCTCATCTTGAGAAATGTCATTAAATAAATTTTTCATATCGTTATCTTTTTATTATAAATATATCGAAAAAAAAAGAGAACATTAAGTCCTCTTTTTTTATTAAAACAATTTAAAATATTTACTATCAACTTTAAACGGATACTTCTTATATCCTAACCCCTCAATCATCTTTTTACCGGTCTCTATTCCACTATAAACATCTTCGACAACAACATACTCATTTGGGGTGTGATAGTTGTAATAACCTATCGCAAAATTGATACAGGAGAAATCAAAGATATTCTTTAATGCGTAAACATCTGTATATGGGTGAGATTGATAGTCATGTCTACCGTTAAACCCTTCGTTTAATGCTACATCACAAATTTTAAAAAATTCACTATCTCTTTCAAACAATTGTGTTCCCATACAATATTCACTAACCATAACATTTCCCGGAGCATCAAACTGAATACCATAACCAACATTTAAAAAGAAATTTGGGTCGGCCTTTTTAGAACCATGACATCCGGTTTCTTCTGATACAAAGAATGCCGCTTTTAAATTTGGTAATTCTTTTAATAATTCCAAACAAGCAAAAACCCCACATTTATCGTCACCACCAATACCTGTTGGGTGTCCAAAATGATTATACGCTTTTAGGGATGGTTTTAAAACTTTTTGTTCGTTAGGTAATGTTTCCTCACGAATAATAATGTTATCCAAAGAGTGGACCGTGTCGGTATGAGCAATCACACAAGGGAAATATTCAATAAATTCATCGGTTTGTTTAACCGCATAAATATTATTATGCTCATCCATATTAAATGGAATCCCATTGTCTTCTAACCATTTGATTAGAAACTCAACCATAAGGTCTTCTTGATATGTTTTTGTCGGAACTGACAAAACTTCTTTTAATAATTCATAATCTCTATCCATTCAACAAAGATAATATAAAATATGACAATATTAAAGATTTTATTAGTTTATTCTAATAAACCCTTCAAATAACTCGGGAGAAACTAAAAAGTTATTAAATTCTTCTTCGGTGTAACTTCTATCTTCCAATCCACCACCATCTTTTTTAAACACTTGAACAACAATTTTATTTGTTGCCGGGTCGATTTTTCTAATAAAAAACTCTCTACCTGATTTAGTTTCATATCTGTTGTTAAGATGATAATTTTTAGTAATTCTATTGAATATATTAGAGTATTCATAAACATCAATAAATTCATCAGAATCTTCTATTTTTTCAAAGATTTTATCAAGTTGTCTTTCCACAGATTCATTGAATGATTTTTCATCAAAGCTGACACTATCAATTTCCCACCTATTCTCATCCCATCCGCCAATATTACTATCTCTATGACCAATATTTTTTAACACTTCTCGTAAAGATAATGTTTTATCTCCAACGTTGTTATATAAAGATAATAATATACTCACAGTGGTGTAATACTGTCTAAAACAATCTTGTCTAATTAAACCATAATTAGAAAAATAATCACACACGTCACCCTCAATCCATTCTTTGGCACCATTATTTCTACTAGCATTTTCTTCGTCAGTCCAATCAGTAATAATGTAATCAACCTCATTTGGAAACATTTTCTCTAATAATTTACTAGATTGTTCTTTGTCTTCATCAGTATCTAATTTAGCGGTAGATGGACTAATAAGTCGAAGTATTTGTTTTAATTTAGTTAAATTGTCATCTGAAAATTGATATAAAAGATATCCTTCATTCCATTCATTATATCCGTGGTCATAATCAATAAAATTGGCTCCATCATAATAAGAATAAACCGATTCCGCAAAAGGAATATCGTATTCGTCAATATCAAATAATTTTAAATAATCCTCCATATCATCAAACTGAAGTTTAACCATACTTTTAGTTGGATTTTTCTCATTATATATGAACTTCCAAACAAGGTCGTCAGCTCTTTGCATTTGATTAGACGTTACTTTTTCTCCGTTTTTAACATCCAATAGTAATTTGTAAACATCTGATTGACCCACAATATTATCAACAACGGATTTAACCTCATCCGGTAAATCGGATTCAAATTCACTTCTATTTAATTCTCTGTGTCTGGTTGCTTCACCACCATAATATTCTATTTTATTATCTTGTGTTTTATGAATAACTGATGTTTGAATTGGTTCCTTATTTTTATCTATAATAAAATAAGTGTCCCCCTCTTTAAATTGATTCCATCTGTCTTTATAGTTTTCCGGTGCGTAATAAACAAAGGAATCGTAGTCCAATGGGTCTACAACCATCCAATCTTCATTATCTAATAATATATTTTTCATCCCGTGAAAATCCTTTGTGTCAGGCATTGATATTTATTTTAATAATAAATATAATTTTATTTGGATTTATCCAAAAATGTATTATCTTTGTGGTATCAAAATATGGGGGTAAAATGGTATTGACTGGCATATCTACTTATTTGGGGCACGTAGTGAGAAGTTTCCTATCACTTAAATCTATGGATGACAAAATTATAAATGGCAACATTTTAAACAAAATGGCTCTAGTAGGTCTTGTACGTCAAGACGAGCTTGTGAACGTAGCGTAAGCAAACACACATTCGGGCCGGTGAGCATTACGCCTAGGAACAGAAGCTTTTACAAAGGTGTGGTACCTATCCGAAAAGGTACAAGTGGAGGATTAGTTCTCAATAAACCGAACCACTCAAAAATAAGGGAATTGTGAAATTTCGGATTGTTAGCTTAAACAATGTCCTAAACGTGTAGTCCTGAACACTTAGGGTGAGCAACACGAGGCTTCGAAGCCTCTACCTCCACCAAAAGAAAAACCCATCATTACGATGGGTTTTTTTATTATCAGTTCAATGTTTATTTTTTAATCTTGTAATAAATCCTTTTTACTCGGATTCAATTTATTCGTTAATTTATCTAATCTTGAATCAACAAATCTATATATTTCGTCAATATGAGTCGTAATATGTCTATTCGTTGTTTCATTTAATTTATTTGTTCTATCAATCTCACCATCAATACGACGGTTAATCATTTGGTCTACCTCATCTATTCTTAAATAAATATTATTTATTATTTCTTGTTGAGTTCTAACCAATCCTTTTAATTTTTTGATGTTTGAATACATCCTAACCACAACTATAACCCCCAGTATCCCGAGAACCATAACCATACCTAAAAACATTCCTATAATCATAATTTCTGTGTTTTATTTATTTGTTTATTTGAACTGATAATTTTATTACATTTTAACTTCTTGGTGACCCCCACCCCATAAATAACCATCACCATAATTTGTACAAATTTCTTCACCGGGTTGGATTGTTTGTAAAGCATAAAATTGGAATGCTCTTTTTGTTGGATGATTTCTCCACATAGCATTATTTGTATCTGAATGATTATATATACACCCATAACCTAATGGAATCACATATTCTTCCCAATTTGGTCCTTGAGGATAACAAAATCTATAATCATCAAGTAGTTTTGATTTTTCCCATTTTTTTGTGGGTAATTTTACTAAATGACATTCTTCAATTACCTCATCTTTTTGAATAACGTCAATAGCAAAGACCCCCATTCCTTTTCCTGGTGAGGGTTTAATTTCTATTTTAGTAGGTATTAATAAATTCATAATTTAATTATAATAAAAAAAGGAACTATTTCAAGTCCCTTTTCATATCTCTTTCAATATCCCGAGATTTAATACTATCTCGTTTATCGTGGAGTTTTTTTCCTTTGGCGAGAGCAATCTCCATCTTAACCAATCCGGTGTCATTTATGAAGACACGATAAGGAATGATGGTTGTCCCGTTTATTAACTCACGTTCCAACTTATTTAGTTCTTTTTTCTTGGCCAATAGTTTTCTATCTTTAACTGTTTCATGGAATGACCCATAACCATAATCGGAGATGTTCATTCCCTTTATAAACAATTCCCCATCATTAAAATAACAATACCCTTCAGATATGGAGACCTTTCCTTGACGGATGGACTTCACCTCTGAACCAACTAATTTGATTCCCACAATTAGGGTTTCTAAGAATGAATACTCAAACTTGGCTTTCTTATTGACTATGTTAATTGATTTTTTCATAGGACAAAGATAATATAAAAATTGGTATAAACAAAAAAAGGTGTCACATTTCTGTAACACCTTTTTGGCTAATACGATGAGAATACTCGTGTTATTAAGAATCTTCGGAAGGATTATTGTTTCCCTTCTTTTCCACCATCTTTTGAATGGTAATCCTCAGTGACAATTGGTTAGACCAATTACTCCTTGAGATATCATCTACTCTCTTATTATTCAACTCTCTTCAACCTTGCGGGCTGACTCCGGATTCGACTCCGTAGAGGTTTTTCGTAAGAATACATTCTGACTTGCGGTCATCCTGTGCAACGAACGGCTCGTTACTATGTAGTCACCTTGTCGATGATACCTGACAGACACTTTTGCTTATGTATCTTTTTAGTTTTACTTAAAATGTCCTATAAGTTAATTGTGTTGTGGATGTGTCCAAGTAGAGGTCTGTCGTAAGCTTCGTTATCTTTTGAACAACAAAATACTAATCTACTCGGTAGAGTGTCCCCACTCTCATATTTTAAGATTACTTCAAACTGACATCTTGGTAGATGTTTCGTAAGGTTAGTAGCGACACCACTCGTTCTCTAACTTACCTTTCGGTTTTAAGTCCCCTTTGATATTGGAATCCGTAATTATAAGGTTGGATGACCCTATTTCTCACATAATCCCTATCGGTTATTCTTGTTGGTGTTCCCACCTCAACCTGACGACCCACATCGCCCGGTCACCCAACCACTTTCTCTAAAGCGTTGCCCTCAATACTGAAGGTCAGGTGATATCCGACTTGTATACTCGAGCTCCCTTTCAGAAGCCGCAGAACCAATAACACTAATGATTCCACTTTATCCCGGTTTCCCGGTTTATTTAAGGATGATATACCACCCATTATCGTTTCTTACATCACCGAAGTGTGTAATGGATAATCTAAAATTTCTAAGAACGTTTAAGGTTTCCCTCAATTGTTTTACAAAGATAAGTGATTTTTTTCATTTGTCAAGCACTTTATAAAACTTTTTTTTAATTTTTTTTTATTTGTGGTATCGGCGGGGTTCGAACCTGCGGCACAGAGTCTTTCGTTACTCTTGCTCTACCAAGGAAGATAAATCTTCCACTGAGCTACAATACCATGTAAAAAAAATGTGGGTGTATGCTCTACCATCTGAGCTACGGATAAATCCGGAGGGATTTGAAACCTCGACACGACACCCACACTAATCTTTCAATATTTTTATGAACTTTATTTCTTGTACAAAGATAAGACATTTATTTTTATCTGTCAAACTTTTTTTTAATTTTTTTTTGTAGTCAGGACAGGATTCGAACCTGTTCCGTCTTTACCATAAAGAGTCGGCCTTACCGTTACTCAACCTTGGGGAGGTGATACCAACCAATGGTCTCCTGACTATGTTTCGTTAATGTTAAAAACTGATTCAATCCTCCTAAAAAACACTAACTTCCTACTTACTCTATTATAGGCTCGGCCGTCCTCTTTTAAATATAGTTTTACCTGAAACTTCTTTGGGTTGTTGATTGACCACTCCCACTTACTCAAGTAGTTTTTAACAACTCATCATCCAACCCATTCGGTTTTGTGCTTGATACTGAGAATAAGTACATTTTCTCATGGACTTGTAATCAGGTCTCAACTTAACGTGAGTAGGATATTTCTTCTCGTGTTCCTTTTGTTCTCTCATTACACGAGCATACGCCTCTCTTTTACTTGGAGCCCACACATCATTAAAACCACCACCAATCCAATTAAACAAATATAGGTATTCACCATTAACACTTCTATACAATTTCTCTTTAGTCATATCTTATCCGTTTTGTGAGTACAAAGATAATACTTTTTTTCTTTCCACCAAACATTATCTAAAAATATTTTTAAAAATTTTTTACTATAACGATTAAGTGAATTTTTTTAATATAATGTTTGACTTCGTGGTTTTAATAACCTATTTATTTAACGAACTTAAAATTTAATTAAAACAAAAGTATTATGAAAAAAGTATTATTAGCTCTTACAGTTATCGCAACGTTATCATTAACATCTTGCAAACAAGTAAACACAGAAGAATCAACAACATCTGTTGATACAACAGCGGTTGATTCAGTATCAGTAGATACAACAGCCGTAGACACTACACAAGTAGATACTACTCAAGTGAAGTAATCTAAAACAAAAAACCCCTCTTAACGGAGGGGTTTTTTTATTTTAATAAGTTTCTAATTTTATCTATTTCCTTATTTACTCGTTGTTCTTTTAATCCTAAAGCTTTACCAAACGTATCCCCAATAAAACTATTTAAAATATTTGTACTTATAGATTCAGGACTATCTCCTGTTGCTGTAGCCCCACTAGTCGATGTTGTACCACTAGATGATGTTGTTGAAGTTTGTTCAGTATTTGAGACATGAACATGATTATCATGACCCGGAAAACCAAACGTTAAAACTGATTTAGGATTTCCTGATTCTGAATTTTTAGTATATCCTAATATTTCTAATTGATTAACAAAATTATCAACATTACCTCTATTTGATGGAGTTTTAACCGGAGTTTCATTAACTAAACTAATATCGACAGCATTACCTGATGGATGTCTACTTGCGTTTCCTGATGCCGTTTCCGCACTATGACCTGAAATTGCTGTAGTTATAGTAACCCTAACATTAGCATTTTTAGCCGCTTTACAAATATCCTTCAATAAATTTTCATTAACTTTATCACTTGAACTATCATTATCTACTTTAACGTTTCCACAACTCAAAGATGATATCTGAATATTCGCTTCTAATAATTGTATTAATTTTTTCATATTATTGTTGTAAGTGGTTCATTAACACACCACCAATTGATGTTGACTGAACCAATAATTGAGTTACAGTTTCTTCGTTTAATTTTGTTTTTTTCTTGGTATAATCAATTCCTAACATTCCAATAAATCTACCTTCAATACATTTTATCGCAAAAAGATATCCTGATTTACATCCGGTATCTTCTGCAATATATTTTAAACCAAAAGTCGCTACTGTATCATCTTTAAAATCAGGAATTTCAATTGTATCATGTTCTAATAATTGATTAATTGAACGGCTAAATAAATTAACAGGTATATTGTGAAAATTTCCTTGTATTGATGATACTGACGGAGCAACAGATTCATATATAATACTGAACTTTGCCATTGATTTTCCGGTTGGATAGAAATTACCTCCATTGTGGAATTGTGCAACCCATACTCTATCTCCTTTATATTCTTCCTTTATATGGTCTAATTTGGTCATTACAAGCTCACTGACTTTTAACGTTTCCAATACCATATCCGGTTTTTCTGCTTTTTTTTCTAATTTATTCTTAATGAATAATAATAGAATAGGACCTAAAACCCCCGTGATAAACGCTACTATTATAGATACACTCATAATTTTAACTTAATGTTTTATATAACTTATAAATAGTAATTAAATAAAAAAAGTGGAACTAATGTCCCACTTTTTTACAATTTTTTAAATTCAGGTCTGATTAGGTTCCATATGATTTCAGAGTAATCTTTTTTATCTAACATTCTAAATAGAATTCCTGACAAATGTTTTGGTTGGGTTGATACCCACTCAGCAAACTCTTTTCTATCTGTGATAGGTTCTTTGTCGTTATATTTCCCATACATCATATAATCAAACTTTTTACCTGCATCTTCAGATATTTGGAAGTAAGAATATCTCAAATCTTTAACATAGTTTTGAATTTTTTTGTAAAATTCATCCGGAACATCTTTTAATAGTTCCATGACATCCTCACCATTTTTAAGATATTCCCAAATACCGGTTGTGGTAACATTAGTCATAATTTTGTGAAGACGTAGATATTCAACCCCTTTAACTTTGATTCTATCTCCATTAGAGAACTTTACCACAAATCCTTCTTGGTCATCTTTAATCATGGATTTAAGTTGATTAAAATCCTTAATACCATCATATTTTTTAACCACATCAAACCCCCATTGTGACCAAATCTCAGAATCGGTTTCTTTCCCGTTCTTATCAAATGTCCCCAATAGAATTAGTTTCTCATCATCACCATAATCCAAAACAATTCTGTTCTCCGGATAGATAATTTCAAAACAAAAAGTCAAATGTCTAAACATAATATCTTTGTTATATTTTTTAAGGATTTCTGTCGCCTTGATTGCTTGGTCAGAAGTGAATGAACCACGAGTGGCTACCACCCATTGACCTTGATACCAAAACACAATCCCTAATGAACCATCCATTTTTTCAAATACTTCAAAGTTTTCAGTTGGGGTAAATTTACCTTCTTCTATATTAAAGAATTTTTGGAATGGTATTGCAACCATATTCCCTTCGTTATCGGTAACTAAACCTCTACACATCAGGGTCACCTCATCCCATAGGTTCTCGAACTGAACTTTTTCAGTGTAGTTCCATATGGTTAATGGAAGTGTTGGATGTACTTGTTTGTAAAGTAATCCGTCTTCGTAATATTTGTTTAGTTTTTCTAACATAATTTTTTCAATTAAAGTTTCACCTCGAAACGTTTTTTCATTAACCCCAATTTATCTTCCGGAACCCCGTGTTCATTAACACCTCCGTGTCTGTTTTCTACGATAAGTGAATGAACTCTGTATCCATATTTTTCCGCTAATTCAAAATAAGGTGTCATTTCCCACTCTTGTGTGAATGTGTTTGAAACTACAATTCGTTCATTAATATTTGCCGAGTAATTTAAAAGCATTGCATTACTAACTTGTGTCTGACACCAACTATGAGCATCTCTTAATCCTGTAATGTCAAATTGATACTCACCATCTTTCATAAAATACATATCGGCTTCGTAATGAACACCACCGATTGATTTTGCCAATGTTGATTTACCACTTCCCGGTAATCCTCTTAATAAAAATAATTCTTTCATAATTTTATGTATTGTCGTTTATATTTTGTTTGTTGTTCATTTAACACAAGGATATATCTTTTACCTGATTTGGTTTTGTAAACCTGAAATCTCATCGTGTCAATATAATACCATTCATCAGTATATGAATGTTCATAAATTCTTTTTTCAGCTTCACAAGACACCAAAGTGAAAAATAAAAATAATATTATTAAATTTTTTATCATACCTCACATTCTTTTAAATGTTTAATAATTTTTTCAAGACCTTTAACATCCTCCGATTTAATTATGAATTCATCAAAGGCACCATATCTACATTGTCTCCCAAAAATATATCTTAATCCATAACCAACTCTTTGCCAAAATGGTCTTTTATTAAGATGTGTGTGAATATAAACCATAGGATATGTCATACCATCAATTTCGTCTTCAGAATATAATACAACCATTTGATGTTCTGTACTATGACAGGAACATATGAATAAATCTGTTTTTGTTTCTTTAACTCTCATATCACTTTCTTTTTTTACCATCTTCAGTTATTACCTCATCTGTGTGGTGGTCACCATCCATATTTGAACGAATCTCTCTTTCCTTAACAATCTTAATTACGTTACTTAAATCGTATGGTGAAAAGAACAAACTACCATCCATTCCTACATCCATTCTACGGCCTTTACCAAAAATTTTTGTTTGAGGTAAGTGACAGTGTCCGTGTAAGTGGATGTGTCCTTTGTTTAACCCATCCCAAGAATCAATTGGATAGTGCATTAAAACCAATGTCTCAAACTTATACATTAATTTTGTGTAGTGATTAACACTTGCAAACATTTCCTGACAATCCTCTCGGTTGTTTTCAATGTGATGGTCGTGATTACCTAATATAAGGTGAATCTCTTTACACACAATTCTATCTCTAAAATTTTTGATATTTTCAAATCCCCCAAAACTCCAATCTCCCAAGTGAATCAAAACATCATCTTGACCAACAACACTATTAATGTTGTTTACAATCATATCATTCATCTCACTAATTGAATCAAAATCTCTAGTTTGAGCAATTGGAATACCCCCATCAGGTAATCTCCACGCAGTCACACCACGACATATATTTTTATGTCCAAAGTGTGTGTCGGAAGTTATCCATACCTTTCTATCTTTATCTATCTTAATCATACTGCAAATATACAAAATTTAATAACTTATTTAAATCCATTGTAACATTTTTTGGTGTTTTTTCAGGTGACAATATTTTCTCAACCTTTTTTGTTTGTGATGCTAACTCATATATAGTTTTTTTATCTGTACCAATATTAAAAACCCCTTCAACATTTTTGTTTATTAATTTAACTAATAAATCAACAATTTTAGGGGTATAGTCGGCATTTGTGATAACATCGGTCCAAGCTCTATCATATTGAAAAGGGAAAGGTTTATGAGATAAACGACAAATTAAAAATTTATCACATTCTAATTCGACATGTGCGTCACCAATTAATTTACTATACCCATACCAACTTGAATGGTGTACGGGAACGTCACTTTCTTTTCGTTCATTGTCAGAATTCGCATAAATATAGTCAGTAGATATGTGAACTAACTTTTTACCCATCTGATTACAATAGTTAACTAAATGTTTTACAAAATGATAATTTATCTTTATATGTAATTCTTTATCATCCGAATATGTGTTAGTATTTGCAATACAATTAACTATAACATCATATTTGTCTAACTTAAACATCCATTTGTCAAAATCATCAAGGTTTATGTTATCTTTCTTACGTGAAATATAATCCCACCCAGTTTGTTTTATAATTTCACCACCTAATATACCATCTCCTAAAACTATAATCTTCATACTAACTCTTTTTCATAATTAAACCATTTAGGTTTTTCTCTGTTTTTCCAAGACGCCAAACTAATTTTAGCACCCATGTAATAATTTCTATAAGATTCCACAACAGAATCTACCTTAAACTCATCCGGCATCGCCATCGCCGGAGTAGTGAAACCAATGTCCGGGATGTTTGGTTTATTAATAATACACCAATTAATCACATCTATTGATTTGTGTCTTTTACCATACCTGTGGGTATATTCTTTTCCCAACTCCAATCCCAATTCACACAAGTACAAATAATTTGATAAACTCTGACGAGCCCATACCGCACAAGGGTGATTCTTATGTGACAACTTGTACGGTACTTGGTCGGTATCTTGGTCGGTTACGTGATGAACCGAACATAATAACTGAGCAGTTTCCAATATCATTTTCACTACGTGTTTATCTACGTGGTATTGTGCCGACAATATAGGATTCTCATCTAAGAAAAATATATTCATTATACGTGTGGTATTCTGACTCTAACACAAGTTTGTGCTTGACCCTCGTTCATATAAAAATTGTTCAAATATCCCATAATGTTCGCACTCCCAATAGGGTTTGCAGAATGAACATATACAATTGGAAATACAAATTTATTCGCCTTTCTATCACTTCTACTCATATTAAAACGAGCTTCATTAGTATTGTGAAATAATGCAACCAAGAATTTAGCAGCGTCATATCCTGTTTTTTCTTCAATATTGTTATAATCCAAAGTATAGTTTGGAGAAACATTATCAAAATACTCTTTCATTGCAGTATCACCCAAATCGTGGTCCAAAGATATTATATCAATATTTTCTAACCCAACTTTATTTACTTCACTAACAAATTCATCGTAATTTCTTACAACAATCCAATTATCTCCCGTTGGAGTTCTTACGTCATCTAAATAGATACGGTAAGGTGGTTTTACATTATTTTCCATTTTATAATAATTTTTTTAATACACTATCCCAATCAGGATATTCATTCCAAACTTTTTTCTCATAATTCCAACCGAAATGAATTAATTCACCGGTAAACTCTCCGGCACCATTTGCCGTTCTGTCATCAATTAAATAATCACCAAGTAATAAATCTTTTCGGTGAGTTATTACCATTTTCTTATGAAACAACCTACCAAAATATTTTTCAATCCAATACCTCTTATCTGTTGAGGCATATGGGTTACCCCAAGGTGATGCAGTAGCAATTAATAATTCATACTTACCACTCTCAACCAACTTATTGATTGCTTCAATAGCACCATCATATGGTTTAGGGTCTCTAAAAATACCCGGAATATGGTCTGGACTATGTTTATACTTGTGAACTAAATTTGGATGTTCATCGAACCATTTATCGAATTCCGCACCTAAATCGACCAACACACCATCCATATCAATAAAAATCCTTTTCATACTTTATATATTTTTTTACAAAGATAGTCAAATTTTTAATATAAAAAAATCCATCACGAAAAAATGATGGATTTAATTTGAAACCTTGTTATTTGTTTATTTTTTAGAATTTGTTCCCACAAGAAGAACAAAATTTATCGGAATCCTTTTTTCTTTTTTTTCCACAGTTAGTACAATACACTTTTAAGTCTTGTTTTTCATATACCTTTTGTGACATAGGTAGAATCTTCCATACAGAACTTGCACAAGTGTGATGATTAAAAGTTTTATTCACTGTTTGAAATGATTGGTCAGATGAACCCCCCTTTTCAACTCTACCGGTTTCAATAGAGTCCATAGATAACATATCCATAGTAACCTCACTACGAGAATTAGGTTTAGATTTTTTTAATCTTGAAGTCGCACTTCTTAAGTTTGGTCCTGCAAAGGTATTACTTATTGAAGTAGTATTAAAATTAACTCCCGCAGTATTACTTGATGATGTAAATGATACATTACCATTTGTGGTTGTTGTAATACCATTTACATAATTTGTGTTAGTAGTAAATGACGGATTCCCTGAAACATAATTTGGGCCCCCAAATGAACCACCATAATACGTTATTGGGTTATTCCACACCGGTTGTTTATATTCATCAAAGAAGTCAATAACAACATCCCCATTTCCGGCGATGGCGTCCAATACCTCGTTTGATGTTCCGTCAACCTCATAAGTTTCAAACTTAAACTTACGAGCTTCATTAAGATATCTCTCAAGATATACACGTTGTCCTGGTTTAAGTACAATTCCTCCTCCGGCAATATAATTTCCGTCAAGTTTTATTTTTGCTAATATTGTGTTTGATGTTGGGTTAAATAATTCTAGTTCGAATTCATCCCCATTTTTAAGATAGACAGTTTGTCCAAATTGTTTAAGACGTTTTTTGTCTTTTGTGATGTACGCACAAGGCATACCTGTTTTTGTTTGGTAATACATAATTTCCTTATTTTATTTTTTATGTTTATTGAACTTCTCTTCGTTGGTATCAATTCCAACTCAAATGCCTCTGTGGACACGAGAACCTCAGCAACAAGGTTTCATTAATAAATATAAGGATGATTTGTTTTGTTGTAAATAAAAAACCCCCAAGTTTCCTTGAAGGTTGTTGTGGCCCCTACAGGATTTGAACCTGTGACCTTCTCGTTATGAGCGAGCTACTCTTACCGGACTGAGTTAAGAGGCCAATTATGGGTTTTTAGTGTACCCATAAACACTTGAATAACTATTGGTGGTGTTTCACATACCTACCAAATTTATCAACCCTCACAGAGAGTTTCTCCAATCTAAAGTTCCATTGTTTGAACTTTCCTAAGCCCGATTTCATTCGTGCTTGTTTAATTGCAGATTCCTCTGCCTTCTCACGTCCCTCTTCCGTAGTTTCTACGAAAAAAGTGGGAGCCTGAACACCGTTATAAACGGGAACTACTCTCCAAATTCTCAATTTCTGAGTCATAATCTTAGCTAACTGCTAAAACTATGTGGAGTTTGGTTGTTGGTTTTTCATATTAGTAAATATTAGTATCCCCGACAGGAGTCGAACCTGCAGCTTACAAGGCTTAAACTTGTTGTGTTTACCGTTTCACCACGAGGATGTGTTTCCACCAATGAGATTATTTTGGTGTAGATGTCCACAGTTTTCCTATTCAAAACCCATCGCGTCTTACCGCTTAAAAGTCAACAACTACTCGGAGGGAATGTTGTCAGTTCCCTTTATTCCGACAGACCCCCTCTGTAAAACCGTTTGAGGCGTCAGCTACATCATTGTTTAAGAAACGATGCCAAATCTATTGAGTATCTCTCACTCAATTGTAGTCAGGACAGGACTCGAACCTGTAATTCCGGTTAAACCCCTCGACGGGGCCGCGTCTATCCAATTCCGCCACCCGACTATATAGGACACGGGTTCGGTTTCCCCATATGTGTCCATACTTTTAGTAGTTGTGTTATTTTAAGAGAAATAACCCGGTGCCCACCGAAGAACCCGTATTTTTTGTCCGCACAAAAATTTGTAAAAAGGCCGTATTATCGTTTGGTCTATTTCAACCGTCCGAGTTCTACATTTTACATCCAAGAACCCATACCCTCATACGGAGAGAACGAAAGTGGATGACCTGAGCTGGTGATTGGATTCGAACCAACGTGACCTTTCGGTTCCTGATTACAAATCAGGTGCAATCAACCTCTATGCGACACCAGCCTGTCGCAGAGTATTTTTTTTAAGTAGAAGTCAACTCTGTCTCTTAAACTACTGATAACCAACAGGACTCGAACCTGTAAGGATATAACACTTCTTGCTGTGTTTTCTCCGGCAGTTTCCGTCCGTGAGCAAGAGATTGAGAAGTTCACTCTCAACCAATCATATTGGACTAGACCCCCGTGTATACCAATTCCACCACAGTTATCATTTTTTAACATCATCACTTCGGCCACATTGGGAGAACCGCAGTTCCCACGTTGTTTAAGGAGGTAGTTGGCGGTGTATCACACCGAGTTATGATAATGTATTGTACTCAAGGAGGGATTCGAACCCTCAAAACCTTGTTCCTAAGACAAGTGTGTATACCGTTCCACCACTAGAGCAATTGTTGTACCCTCAATAGGACTCGAACCTATATCAAAACATTAGAAGTGTCTTATTCTATCCCTTGAACTATGAAGGCAATTTTGAGCGAATAGAGAGAATCGAACTCTCGTCTCCAACTTGGAAGGATGGAGTAATAACCACTATACGATATTCGCAGATTTGGGTAGAATCAGACGCGTTCTGTCTACCGGGACCTCGTCGTTAACTTTCGTCAGAGCGTACCGAGACACTTTTTCATTATCTAGATTGGAGAATCCCCATCTCTTTTTCGATTCTTTTCTTGTCAGAATCTGTTAATGGAACTTTTACGTCCCTTGTACCCTTTTGTGTTTTCACACCACTTTTCAATTGGTTCTGTAACATATCAAGTGCTCTTGATTGTCTTGACCTTTTTGCTGCTGTAGCCATACGGATTTAGTTATTAAATTAGTAGCGTAGGGCAGGTAACGCTCCTGCTTTGATTGGCTTATGAGACCAATGAGATACTATACCTCCCCCTCGCGATGTTGCTGATTAATAAGGACTCGAACCTTAATCCTGAGTCCCCTTTCAGAACCGACGAAAGCCCAATGCTTTTCGTATTCCTACTCCGTTCCTCTGTGCACCATTACACCATAATCAATCGTCAGTTTCGAACCTGACAGTCATAGGGTAATTAATCCTATGGTTTGCGGTCTATGAGAGAATCGAACTCTCATCTCTACCGTGACAGGGTAGCATCCTAGCCGTTGAACGAATAGACCTTTGTGGAGATATAGGGAATCGAACCCTAATTTACGATTTGCAAAACCATTGTAATAGCCGTTATACTATATCCCCAATTGTAGCCCCACCGGGAGTCGAACCCGACTTTTTTGGATGAAAACCAAATGTCCTAACCGATAGACGATAGGGCCGTTTTATATTACCAATATTTCAATTAACTTGTTTCTTTTTGATGGTACAAAGATAATACTTTATTTCATTATACCAAACTTTTTTATAAAAAAAAATCCATCTCTTTTGGAGATGGACTTAATCTATTATTATTATGTTACTTAACAATACATCATACCATCTCCGACCGAGTTGTATCTCTACCCTCCGCGCCTATTGTAAGTAATAATGTATTTAAAGTTTGCATTTTCTGTGTTATTGTAATTTCTAATAAATATAGTCCTTTTTTAAAAAGTGTCAAGTATTAATTATTTTTTTTTATAATTTCTCCCATAACCGCTGGAATATATTGTTTGTATAACTTAATTTGTTTTAATTTAAGTTCAATCATTTCCTTAATATTGTCTGATAATTTTTTAATTTTATCATACTCATCCGGAGTTAATAAAAACACTTCTTTTGGTTTTGTATTATATGTCTTCCCTTTAATTGGTCCTGTTAATTCAACAATATCAGTATTTTCATCATAATAATATGGTGTTAATCCCTGAGATTTAATTTTTGATAAAGTTATTGGTGTGATATCCACATCCAACATTCTTCTATCTATTGTATTTTTCATATTGGTAAGATTTATTATTAAAAAAAGTTTAACAACCCCGCCCTCGGGTCGTAGCGGGCTACAATGGGAATTCCGGAATTGGTCGTGTTCCTCACCGGCGTACCAGTCCTTATCTATCCTTTACCGTATTACTACGGTGCTACTGTTGGGAGGTCACCCCTATCAACACGACTAGTCCATTAGTTTTTTAGAGTATGGACACCCCGGTTGTTAAACTTTTCAATTCTTCAGGAGAGACCCTCGAGGGATAACCATAACGGAATTACCCTTGACTCACTCTCCGTCTTCTGCGCAGACCGTAGGAATCGAACCTACCCGTAACAGTTTTGGAGACTGTACCGACACCTTGTCTGTGACCTGCATTTTCAATAAACACCCGACCTGACCTGCCAGATAGTACGTGTCGTAGCGCTTTCGTTACGTAGCGGGTGTTTTATTTATTATATTCAACCATCAGTTCGTTAATATAACCAATCGACTTTGTTTCAAGATTTAAACACATCCCATCACCAATTAGTTTCCAATTGTTAGCGTATAACCAATTTGTAAATCCCAAAATTTCTTTTTCTAATGACATAGTTTCTCCGTTTTTATTTCAACAAAGATACAACTATTTTTTATTCTGCCAAAATTTTTAGAAAAATAAATAATCATTCCATTCTTCAGGAATATAATGAACTTGTTTTATCATCATCAAATAATGTGGTCGTCTTGGTTGAGGTATTTCTTTACCATATTCTTCCAATGTCAAGTTTGATTTCTCACTATTACATCTTTTACAAGCAGTTACCAAGTTGTCCCACGCATCTTTACCTCCCTTAGATTGGGGTATTACGTGGTCTAATGTTAAAGTTTTACGATTGTCACATCCACAATATACACAGGCATAACCATCTCTTCTATAAACATTCTCCCTACTTAAAGGAACTTTATGAATCGGTTGATTCACATATTTGTAAACCCTAATAATTGAGGGTTTTTTGATATCCAATTCAGGATTAATCAAACTGAATGATTCCGGATGTTCGGCAATAACACTTGCATTACCCTTATAAGTTATGACAAAAGCCCTTTCAGTGTTTATGATAGACCTTGGCATATAACTTGAATCCAAAACCAATGTTTTTCCGTACTTACTCATTATTTCTATATGTTTCTATTGGTTCTTTTAGTGGAAATTCCGGATTATCTATTAACCCTAAAAATTCACACTTTCTTCTTTTTCCTTCAACATCACTAAATCTCCAATCTGTTGTCATATCTACGTTGGATAAATCTCCCATATAAAGAAAAGTTTGTTTTCTCCACATTGATTCTTTTTTTACTTCACTAAAATATTCAGCACTAAATACTGACCAAGTAACACTACTCACAACTTTTGATTTATTAGTTAAACATTCTTTTTGTTCCCCCGTCAGGAGTTGAACCTGACCCCACTGGTTAAAAGCCAGTTGCCTACACCGGTTTGCTACGGGGGATTATTGAGCTCATTTTACTTTAACATTGGGCTCAAATTATACATAATTTGAACTTAATAATCAAAGTTTGTGAGCCACATTTGTCGGTACTATAGGAATCGAACCTATAACCTCTCACGTATCAGGCGAGTGCTCTAACCAATTGAGCTAAGTACCGGGTCGTCTAGATGGCAAGATTTGAACTTGCGGTCTCCGTCTTCCAAGGACGGCGAGGACTCCGGGCTCCTCTACATCTAGTGTTATTATTTTTCTGCGGAGAGCAGAATACTCGAAATCCATCCCTTTTACAGAACCACTCTCTTAGCAGGAGGTGACAATACCCTGATTGTTTTACTCTCCATTTTGTAGGATATCGCTTAACCTACGATGTTGATATCATTACACACCTTCGATATTACTATCAGCGATTTTTTTGTGTCTCCAGCAGGATTCGAGCCCACATCTTCAAGTCCGTAGCCTGACGTTCTATCCGTTGAACTATGGAGACATTTTTGGGTGACTAAGGAGAATCGAACTCCCATTTACAGAACCACAATCTATCGTGTTAACCGTTACACTATAGCCACCATATATTTTATAAGTTAATAAGTCCGTCGTGTATTTCACAATGACAATTAGAACAAACTAACATACACTTATCAACCTCATCTTTTAATTTATCAAACGATAAACTTTTACCACTAATACTAAAATCTTTCTCTTCAGGGTTAATATGATGAAATTCAAGTGCCCGTTCACATTTATAATATCCACATAATTCACAAGAACCCCCTTTATATTGAATTAACTTTTGTTTAGTTCTTTTTCTCCAATTTATAACTGATTCAGATGATGTTATTTTTTTTGTAGGTTTTTTAGTTACAACATATTTTAATATTGTTTCAACCGACCTACCTGTCATTTTTCTAACTTTTTTAACTGAACCTAATTCATCATATAGTTCTTGTAATTTTTTCTTATCATCATCCGATAATCTATCTGAAAAACCACCAACTTTATTTTTAGTACAATGATATGAGATAGTTGATAAAGCACAACCTAAAATTTTTTTAATTTCTTTATACGATTTACCTTCATTTCTTAAAGAAATTATTTGTTCCGAATACCTTTCCATAAATTAACTTTTTTTGTTAATAATAAATATGTTAATTTTCGAAAAAATTCGCTGACGGGGTGGGATTCGAACCCACGATGGAATATTTTCACCGGATTAACAGTCCGGACCGTTCGACCAACTACGGCAACCCGTCAATATTTACCCCACTTCACCGGGTTAATGGACCGGCTGCCATATGGGAGTGGGGGTTTCCTGTTATTTCAGGACTCCGTGGTTCCCCAGAGAATCGAACTCTATCCTCAAGATTTTCAGTCTTGCGTGCAGACCACTTACACAAGAGAACCAAGTAATGATAATGTTGGAGTACCCATCTCGCTCCAATCTTAACTGCTTATTCGTAGTTTTACGGTGCACCGGCAGGGGGTGTGTGAATTCTTTGACCTATCTTGGATTGTCGACATCCGAGAGATAGAGAAGACCATTATCATTGTGGGCAGTAGTGGACTCGAACCACTCCCAAAAGGACCAGATTTACAGTCTGGCTGCCGTATCCGAACGACTTTTACTACCCAATTTTTTGTATTGCTCAAATTTAAGACATTTTACTGCTCAAATTTTAGATTTTTGTACCTCGAGAGGGAATTGAACCCCCACCATTTGTATGTAAGACAAATACGCTCCCATTACGCCATCGAGGCAAATATATGTTTAGATTCCTCCCACCCTCAAACATATAAACTGAGTGCTGTTCGTACCGAGAAATGGTATCGAGCCATTCTAGAAATAGATATGAGCCATCTCCGGTCACCTGACCCCTCGGCATTTTGGTGGACATAGATTCATCATCTATTTTTGGGTTTCCACCGAACCCGTTGAGGTGATAGTAGGAATCGAACCCACCTAACTGAGTTTGCAATCCAGTGCCTAAACCAATCGACCATATCACCATTTTTGTTACCCCTGAGAGAATCGAACTCCCCCCGCATGGACCAAAACCATGTGTACTAACCGATATACGAAGGGGCAAAATATTTTTTAGTTAAAGAACGATTACCACAATTACGTTCGCCCCGGACTCTCTCCGGACATTCTTTTTTGGGTGTGGATTAAACTATTTAACTAACCCGCGGAAGAGACAGGATTCGAACCTGCAACCCATTACGAGCGACGGTTTTCAAGACCGCTCGACAACCAACTGTCCACTCTTCCATTTTCTTACCAATATTTCAAATAACTTATCCTTTATTTTGACGGGACAAAGGTAATCCTTTTTTTTTAACTTCCAATTTTTTGACAAAAAAAAATCCTGAACTTTTTGAGTTCAGGATTTTATCTTATATTATTGGTTTAATCTTTAGTATAAAATTAAATCACTTAATAAATCAGCTGAACTTGTATGCGAGATACGCGGATACGAACAATTACTAAATTGTTGGTTCCAAATCGAGACATTCATATGTTTATTAGTGTTTTTCATTTTTCTTTTTTTTGTGGTATTTCTACCTTGTTCTTAATAACTATTACAAACTTACAAAAAGTTTATCAAAAGTCAAATATTTTTTTATTTTTTTTATATTAATCTTTTTGCAATCTCAATTATTGTATTTTCATCCTCGCTAGATAAGAGTAATCGGGACTTCATTATCTTACTAATAATATTTGCCCACTCCTCGTCTAATAGATTGTGGTGATTAGGGGATGTAACTGGCTCACCATCTAAATACCCTTCATCAACAAGGATATTAATTAATTCTGTAATTTCTCTAGGTGAACAATTATCAACGTATTCACTCGGGTCAATGTCAACATAGGTGCTAAAATCTGGCATAATTTATAAATTTTCTAATCTGTTAATAATTTTTGTTACGGAAACTTTTGAGTTCCAACCTGAAACATCTTCACCATCTTCAAATGGTACAAATTTACCAAGAGTTTTGTAGAATGCTGCGACTTCAAATGAAGTTTTTCCATTTCCATATAACCCCGGACCTCCAACCACGGAAACTTCAATATCGTTTCCTAAATCTAATCTGGCCATAACACAACCTCTACCTAATGGGTGCGGTTTAAATACTAAATCATCAAATGTTTTCATTGGACAAAAGTAATACAAATTATTTAATTATCAAAAATATAATCCACCTTTTTTTCTTTTTTTCATATAAACTTCGTCAAATTGTTTTCTTTGATTAGTCATAGAATCTTTTTTAAGTTCGGTTAACTGATTACGATAGTTTGGAACAAGTTCTTTAAGGGGTTTACTATCTTTTTTAGGTGGTATATAAATGGATTTATTTTGTATTATTTTATTAATAACACTATAATCAACATTATCAGTTGGTTCTTTTTTATTCAATAAAGAATTAATTAAATTTATACTCTTTGTTTTGTCAACAACAACCGGTTTTTCAACAATGGTAGGTTGAACAACCACAGGTTTTTTAGATAATCTTGGTTTTGGAGCGGTTAATCGAGATATTAATTCAACACTTTCTTTTGGTTTACCATAATTAGGTGTGTATGTTACACCATCTTCATTAACTATTATTACTTTTTCATATTTTGGTAATTTATAAACATATCCCGCAACTTTACTTTGCAAAGTTTTATCACCAAATGAATTTGTACTTGAATATGATTGGTTATCATGCCATGTGTAGATATAAGTAACTTGGTCCAAATAATAAAAATGTTCATTTCCGGCCATTTCTAACATAGGGATTCCGGCACCAATATCACATCCGGCTTTAAAATATTCACCTTCAAACATTAAATGTTCTTCTTTTATCATTCTAAATAAAAATGCTCGATAGGTTCTCATGTGTGAGAAATTCCATGATTTAATTCTTGCTTTATCAGCATTAAATTTACCATAATTCCCTACAACACCATTTTTATCCATCCATTTTGAACCACAAATCCATATGTTTTCATTTGTATAAATTTTATTAATTAAACCTAAAACAAAGTTATCACTTAGTTGGTCATCACCATCAATTTCAATAATAACATCATCCCAATCAATATCCGGATTATTATTGATGACATCAATAAAATTTTTTGTTTTATATTTTTTTTCGGTGTTTTTAATTAATATAAATCTTTCATCACCATCAATCGCCTCAAGGGCAACTTCATAAGAATTGTCGGTCGAAACATCATCAACTATATAAGCAACAAACTCACTATAATATTGATTTTTTATTGACTTAATACAGTCTGCTACATATTTTTCAGAATTCCAAAAGGTGGATACAATAATTAATTTCATAAAAAGAAAGGTTCAATATTTATAAATACATCAAATACACTATTTTAATACTATATACTAAATAATATGTCTGAAATTACATTTATTAAACCTAAAGGAAGAGTTTTTCATATGATTCCTTGGAATTCTGATAAAAATATTGGTAAATCATATAATGAATTAATGTCAATGGTTAAAACTAATGATTGGATTTGTTTCTTAGACGGAGATGCGGTTCATACATCTCATTTTTTTGGTAAACGAATCGAAGAGGTTATTGATTCTAACCCTGAATATTCTTTATTTACCTGTGTAACCAATAGAGTTAATTGCCAATACCAAATTGCACCTAATGTTGACGTTAAAACAAACGACCAAGAATATCATAGAAATTTTGGTGACCGTATTTGGGAATTATATGGAAATCAAGTTATGGATGTAACAAAAAATATGGAATTAAGTGGCGTTTTTATTGCAATCAAAAAATCTGTATGGGAAAAAGTTGGTGGTTTTAAAGAAGATAAAATGTTAACTATTGATAACGATATTCACAGAAAAATTAGATTAATTAATGAGAAAGTTGGATTAATGAAAGGAATATATGTTCAACATTGGTATCGTGGAGGAATAAAAGAAAATAAACAACACTTACTATAATGTATTTAATTCATAAACAAGGAGGTTACTTTAATTCAATCTCAAAAATGGTTGAGGAGGTTTTAGGTGAACCTTGTAAACACACATCAAACCCAAACGAAACGGGTACTTGGGTTTTATTCTTTACATCATTCTTATCAGGATTTTACAAAGCAATTAAAGGTGATTATATTGTAGTTCAAACAGAACCCCTTGAAAGAACCTTTAATCGATATCCGGAATACAAAATAATGTGTGAAAACGCAACAAAAGTTTTAGATTATTCTAAAAATTTTGAAATTCGTTATTCAAATAACTATAGAGTTGAATATGAAGAATCTAAAGAAATTGATGTACTTTTTTACGGAGTATTAAGTCCTAGACGAAAAGAAATATTAGATAAAATATCAGTACCAAATAAAGTTATTCTTCATACATCACCTCCTGTTGTTGGTGCTGATTTGTGGAAATTAATTAATAATAGTAAAATAGTTTTATTGGTTAATACTCACGATAGTTCTCAAGAATTTGATTGGATAAGATTAACTCCATTATTATCAAATAAAGTTTTTGTTATAATGGAAAAAAATGCCGATGAAAAATATGATTATTTAACTAAACATATCGCAATGGGGCATTATGATTATATCCCAACATTAATCAAACATTTTTTAAAAAATCCGTTAGGTAGAGCACAATGGTCGGATAAAGGGTTTGATTATATAAGACAACATAAAACAAAAATTATTGAAAATGATTAAAACTAATTTTTTTACCGCCTGTAATGGGATATATAAAGAATTTATACCTCTTTTCATATTATCACATTTATACTACAATGAAGATTGTTTCGTTGAAATAGGTGTTGATACAATGTTAAAACCCGAAATTTTAAAAAGTTTACAAGTGTTAAATAAATTCTATCCTGATAAATTTAGTATTCACGTAATTGATTTTGGACCAATTAAAGTTAATAACCAAAAATACAGTTCAATACCTAATACCATTAGATTTTTTACGCCGCCTAAAAACAAAAGTAAATACGTTTACATATCAGATATTGACATTATTTGTCTTCAGAAAGAATTAACTGACATTCACATAAATGATATGGAAAAATTAAATTTACCATACTCAAATATTGTTAGACCAGTTAAAGACCAATCCCACCCTCATCGTAGATTAAGTGGGCTACATTTCACAACTTATGATAGTTACTATCCAATACCAAATTACGATGATTTATGCCAAAGAGGGTTGTTACAACATGATGAAGTATTTTTATATGAATTAGTTAAAAAACGTTATCCTAATTTTAATATGGAAAATACATATAGACCTGTTCACGGTATTCACGTATCTCCAAATAGAAATCCTACAGGTACTATGAATTGGGGTATGCCAAATTGGAAAAACCAATGGTTTGAATTTAGAAACTCTAATGAGTTTAAGGAACTTGAACCAACTTTAAGTAAAATGATTAAAGAAAAAATACAAATAATCGAAGATTTTTATAATAATGGATAATTTAGAGTATAAGAAACCTAAAATAATTGTTTATAGTGTTAACACCGGAGGATATGATGAATTAAGGTCTCCTGATGTGTATGACCCAAACATTAGATATATTTTATTTACGGATAATAAGTATTTCAAATCCGATGTTTGGGAAATTAACCACATCGACTTTGTTGATAGTAAGTTAGACAATAGAAGAAAGGCCAGATATATTAAAATAAACCCACATTTAGTTTTACCTAATCACGATATTAGTATATGGGTGGACCATTGTTATAAACCTAAATTTAATAACGCCGAAGAATTTTTAAAAGAAATTGGTTTTTTCAACAATAACATTATGTCATATAAACACGATGTTAGACAATGTATATATTCAGAATCCGAAGAAGTTAAACAACAAAGATTAGATTATGATAATATTGTTAATTCTCAAATGTCTAGATATAGAATTGAGGGATTTCCTCGTAATTATGGTTTATTTGATAGTGGATTCACTATTAGAAAATATAATAAAGTAGTTAACGAATTTAATGATATTTGGTGGAGTGAAGTAAAAAACTTTAGTGCTAGAGACCAATTATCTCAAGTTTACTCATCTTGGAAATCAGGTATAGATATAAAACCAATACCGGTTGGTTCATCAATTTATTCAAATAAATATTTAAATCCAAAAATTAAACATCCAAGAAAATGGTTGATATAATCGCGGTAACATACGGTCAAAATGAAATATTAAAATGTTTCATAAATTCAATTAGAGCACAAACGAGTAATAATTGGAGATTAGTTATTATTCATGATGGCCCAAATCCAATATTACGTAAAGACCTTAGAGATAATGGTTATTTAAGTTCAAATAGAATTAGTTTTATTGAACATCCGGTAAGAACCGAAAATTATGGTCATTTATTACGTAAATGGTCATTAGAAAATGTAATTAAAAATGAATATGTATTATTAACTAATGGTGATAATTACTATACACCAAATATGATTGAAGAAGTAAGTAAAAGAACTGAAGATTTAATATATTTTGATTTAATTCATTCTCATAAAACACCATTTAATAGTAATGGTTCTACTTACGGATTAATGAATAGTCAATTAGTTAGTTCTAAAGTTGATATGGGTAATGTTGTTATTAAAAGTGAATTGGCTAAAAAAGTAGGTTTTAATTCCGTGGCATTTAATGCTGACTGGATTTACTTTACTGAAGTTTTAAAATTATCCCCAAGTATTTTTAAAATAGACAAAGTATTATTCGTACATAACTAAAAAACAAAAAGATGTCTCACGACATCTTTTTGCTAGATTTGGAATTTTCCCCTTTCTTTTAGTTGGTTAATCCCATTCGGATTCTACTCCGAAGGTGCTTTAATTAGACATAGCTTTTTCACGAATCTCATCGTGAGCATTTTCTAATTTTTCAGTTATGCCATTTAACAATGGACATAATATTTTTGTGATATCACTTTCAAGTTTGTTTAAAAAGTCATTTCCATTAACATAATCAAATAGATTGTTTCTTACCATATCATATAATCCACCATCTAAATCATTGTCTTTTTCTAATTTTCCAACACTTCCATCAATGATTGATTTTGAAATAGATTTTGTTAAATAACTACAATCTAATAATTTCTCAATATCATTTATTTTAATATCGTCAATTGAACTTATGATAGATTTACTCATCCATCCATCAGGATGTAATGGGGTTAATTTAGATACTAACCATTCACCCATATATTCTTTGAACGTGTCGAATATAGAATCGTGGTCTTCTTTATCAAAGAACCCTTTTAACGTATCAAAAAATTGTTCTTGGATAATGTGTTTACTAAACCCTTGAGAATTTAAATAAATTGATTCTGTCAAGATATCATTAAATAATCTTTTTTGCTGTGGTTTTGTGTTTATAATAGGTGATTCAACTATGATTGACGCTCTATTTTTAATGATTTTTGATTCCGCCGAATATGTTCTTAATTTTTCATTTTTAACTTTATTTAAATTTTCTTTAATAACATTTTTAATAGTTAAATCAGTTGATTCATTAAGACCTATAATATATGGACTAGGCGCTTTAAGATATTTAGTTTTACCCGCTAAAATTCTAAACACTTGTCTTTTATTAATTTTCTTATTTAAAAATCCGTAAGGTGACAATTTACTTTTTACTGATGCCGTTTCTCCTTCTGTAAAACCTTGGAAACTATCAAATTGACCTGAACCATCACATTTAACTAATTGTTGTCTAAACTCTCTTAATTGTGGAATTGGTGTTGTTTCAACTTGAGCGTTATATTGTAACGCCGCTCCAAGATATTGACCTAAAATTGTTCTACAACCTTCAGCAT